AACACAGGGCCACTGGTTCGTACTGGCATCAGTGCTAAAGACCATAGACCACATGTAGTTATAGTAGATACGGAGACTATGATATGGAACAGGCACTTCTTGGAAAGTAAGATGAATATCAAGATGGCTCATTGGGAGAAGCTTAAAGAAGATAAAGAGATGAAGAAGATAGCAGAGGGAGTCAAGGAGCAAGTGAAAGATAACTCCAACGAATCTGTTATCAAACTACTCAGAGAGAAGATGGAGTTAGTAAAATCTGATATGGATGGCATGGCCTACTCATGGCTGTGGAACAAACTAGAAGAATTGGAGAAGATGAGAACATGACAGATATAGCAGAGAAGGCAGAGGCTAGACTATTGGAACTGCACAAACTGAAGGCCAAGACAGATGGAGTGATCAGCCGCCTATCTGAAGAGTTGGAGGACTTCATTGCTAAAACAAATGACATCATCGAGAATTAGAGAGATAGTAGATAAACATTCTCTCAACGCAGCATTAGCTAAGAAAGCTAAACAAGATTTGAAAGAAGTTGCAAGATTAAGAAAGTCTTTAGAGCATCAACAGAAATCTTTTAAACAAATGAGGGAGATTACAAATGCGATCATTGAAAGTAGAAAGTCTGATAAGATCAATTCCCTCTCATCGTTGGTCGAAAAGGCTTTACAATTCTTTAGAACCGATGGAGAAGACTTGCATTTTGAACTTGTGCCGGGGACATCTTACGGTAAGCCAAACCTTGCTACTGTACTACAAGTCAATAACGAATCGTTCAGTCTCACCGATGATACGGGAGATGGATTCTTGGAAGCAATTGGATTTGCCTTTAGGATTTCCTTCTGGCTCATCCAACACGAACCAACAGATGCACTGATTGTTTTAGATGAGCCTTTCTCCGGTGTACATGGAAAGAGAATTCCTCAGATGATGGAGTTCTTGAAGTACTTGTCAGAGACATTTCATGTACAATTCTGGATAAATACCCATAATGTACTGATTGCACGAGAGGCAGACGTACTTGTGAAGCTATAATGCCACAGGGCTTTACTGGAAGCTCGTGACAAAGAGATCGTTCTTTACCCTACCCCAACCATAGGGGACATACTGATCGTTTAATGACAAGCCTGTGATGAGGACAAATATTGGAGGGGATATGAAAAATTTTGGAAGTGTTAATTATGGCATGACAATAGACAGGAAAGAAGATAAAATTGCTATAACAACAGATGATGGCTATCATGCGACAGAATACATATTCGATTATGATGAGTTAGGGAATATAATCATGGAACTGATGCGGATAGGGCAGGAGATTTTGGAGGAAAGAAAATGATTATAGAAATAGTAGGATGTGTTAATTGTCCTTTTGATTATGACACTATCCAATGCAAGGCAAAACCTAAACTACATCCCGGAAAATACCCATATAGTCGAGAAGGAGGAAGTCCGGGGGAGTGTCCTTTAAAGAAAGAACCTGTTACTGTTAAATTGAAAGAGGGAAGAAATGCTAAGAGTAACGATTGAACTTGTGCCTTTTGGAAATGAAGAGAAGAAAGAAGTTCTAGATGTTATGACTATTACCAATACAGGCAACCACAAGAATAGTCCTTATTATGGACATTACAAGGTTCAGGTTGAAAAAGGAGAAGGCTGTTTTAAAAAAGCAGGAGTAGTTTTAGATCATTATCGGAAAGGATACTTGTGGGGATTAATAAAGAAATCTTTAAGAAGTTTAAAAGCATAAAAAAAAAAGGTAGCTCCTAGATTAATAGGAGCTACCTTTTTTTGTTTAGTCCAGTACGTCTGCTGTAGCGTTCAATGCCTGTGAAAGTTCACGCAAGAGTTCCACTGTTTCCTTCTTAGTGCCTCCCGGTGCTTTCAGCTTCTCGACTACGGCTACGACATCCTTCACTTCCTTTGCCAGCTTCGATACCTCTTTCATATCAAACTGCGAAAGGAACTTCATAATGTCAATCCAGTTCATTCTTCCTCCTTGTCAGTTAATTCTTTTGCTGCGGATTTGATCTGGCCTATAGCCCTGATCACGGTTGGTGCATAGGTAATACCTATCCAGATATACTTAAAAATCTTAAACATAATACTCTCCTTATGAGGGATGCAATATAACACATTGTTATAGAAATGTCAAGACCTTTTTTCAAAGAAGCCTTTATTGAAAGGCTCATTGTATCCTACCTGAATATGCAAATGCATTCCAAGTCCTACATCGTGTGGGTCTGAAGTTGAATACCCCTCACTCCCATGATACGGATACCTTCCATCAAGGTAAGCTTCCATCTCACGGTACAGAGCATCATCAGCCCCGTCCACTATAATGTCCACCGCCCTCCAATACATATGAGAACTCTTCTTCGAAGTCCCCTTACCGTATATCTCTTCCTGCTTTTTCTGAGATCGGTAAGCATGAGTTACATAGATAGCTTTGTGGTGTTTACGCCAGACCCAATAGCCTACGTCATACAACATCAACATAACCTTTGGGTGCAGATTACCACTCTCTAGCTCTCGTTTTATCCTCTCGTAATTTTTTCCTTTCCTTATCTTTAGAGGTACGAACACGTTTTGTAACTGCATAAGGTTTCCTTCCTTTCGTCCTTATCATCTTCTCATGCGAAAAGTATTCACCATCCACATCCATATTATCTACCCTTGTCATTATACCTTCTCCTGTCCACTTCTCTTGCCAGTGCGGATATATCCTTCGTCCACTGATTGTTCTTGAGAGCCGCATCCAGATTCCTCTGAGTGATCTGCAACGTATTGAAGCTACGCAACTTGCGCTTCTTCGACATGTCATTGATCATTCTGTTGTAGTCTGGAATCATCTTACTTCTGATGTAGCGTAGTTTCTTAGTGTCTCTCTTGGCAGCCGCCTTCTGATAATCATCAATGATCGGTTGCCTTACACCCTTCTTCCACTTCTCTAGATCATATCTCAGTGTCCTCTGTTCTATCCTCTTGTTCTTAGTGTAAGGATTAAAAGCAAATGCGCTAGTAATCAGTTCTCCAAGTGTGGGGTCAATCGGCCTACCATCAGGGCCAGTACGAATACTGCCACCCTTAGTCAGTTCAGGAGAAGAGCCTGTTATTGCTTTCTCTACGGCTCTGGCTCCAAACCCTAAGCCCTTCTTGACACCCCTTGGTACTACAGGATTAGACTGAATCAGAAGATCAGCCCAAGCTTTAGGATTTTCCATCGGGTGATACATACCGGGATTCCTAATAGCCTGTCTCATTGTGGTAGAAGCGTTCTGCTTCCAATCACTTATCTGTTCAGCATATGTGCCTGTCATTCCAAGTAAGTCAGTAGCAGACATAGGAGTTTCAATCCTGAGAGCGTTGGTCATTACAGGGAAGTTATCTATCCCTACTGCTCCCAACAATCCCGGCACTCCCTTAGTCAAGGCTTCAGATATCCAGTGTCCAGACTCTCCAAGTGCATCAGTCAACCACATGTCAGCCGCTTGTGAAGGTCTGATTCCAGAACCTCCCGGCAGTATTGCACTCAGGGCAGGTATCGGAATATCTGGCATTCCCCACGGAGTAGGGACATGGTCTTGTGCCACAGCTTCTTCTATATAGTCGGCTCCCGGTAAGGCTTGCATACCACCAAACAAGGTTACACCCATAAGCATCTGTGCCACAGGTTTCATATTAGCCATGAACTGCTTTCTGTACTCCTTGCTTCCGAGAGACTCAACAGCCGCTCCTACCTTCTTGGCATGGTACGCTGGCGCACTCATGGTAGAAGGCTCTAACTTCCTACCTGCCGCTCCAATCTTGATAGCCTCATCAAAATGGAGAGCCAGTGTGTGTAAGTAGTTGAGCATGAAGCTTCTAAAAGTAAAGATAGGGCTGAAGATACCACTAAGACTAGCGGCTCCACCCGGCCTGTTCCACGGATTGTAATCAATGTTTACATTCGTGTTCATTCCAACCACACGCTGATAAGCACCTTCCTGTTGTGGCCCCCATTTACCTGTCTTGATCTCAGACACCAGAGCAGGATTAGCTTTCTTCTCTAATCTCCATGCCGCCAGTGACGAAGCATTACGCACGGTTTCTTCTGACTTACTGAATAACCATGTGCCATAGAAATCTAAGGCAGCAAGCTTATCCTTGAAGAACCCTTGGTCTGTGTTAGCAGTCCATCTTCCTTGACCAACAGCTACTTCAGCTATATCAGGTGAGAACTCTGTAGCAAGTGTCTGTCCTGTATGTCCTTCAACAGCAAGACGTTGCAGTAGATTCTTCTCATCTGTTACGAAAGAACTATGCTCCCAATTAGGAAGCGGTTGATCTTTCCCTAGCCTAGCCACTGTCTTTATATTAGCTCCGAGGTCTTTGATAGCCGCTCCAAGTAATCTCGTGGAGACAAACCTATCATGGACTCCCATTGCCCTTGCTCTCTTTGTAAGCTCCTGTGGTACGATTGTGCCTATACCTGTCATGTTAATGATAGGGCTAGCCACGTTCAGGGAAAGCTGAGTCATGTAGAACAAGTACTTCAAACGTCCTACCCACTTAGCAGTCCTGTGACTGTCAGGGCCATACAGTGCAAACTTCTTGTGCTTCTTCAGCCAGTTCGCAGTATTATTATTATTCCTAGCAGCAGACATCAGAAACACATCGTCTGCTTTCTTGTACATATCTATCTGCGCTTTACGGGCAGTAGCAGCAGCATTACCTCTAGCATTCTTGATGAAGTTCTCAATAGCATTCACATGCTCAAAGCCGGGAATGTCTGTCAATTCCCGCCAATCAATCTGATAGTTCTTGCCGTCTGCCGCAGAGATAGTGTGTACTCCTATATCACTGTTAGCCCACTCTTTAAGTTGGGCAGCAGAGGCTTTGAAGTCCTCAGATTTCTTATTCATTCCATCAATAGAAGAAGCTCTCTTTAAATTCCTAGCTGCGTCTGCGGCTCCCCTAGCCTTTTCCTCGGATATATGTATAAGGTTAGAGATCACTGCATTAGTGTCATTGTTCATAATGTCCCTACTAGACTTGACATTAACAGTGGAGAAATCCTCTATCTCATGCATCTTCTCCATAGCGGCATAGTTCGCCTGTCCCTTCTCGGTTCCATTTGCTCTCCACTCAGCTTTGGCAGCCCTAAATGCTTTCTTCTTTTCTTCAGCACTAGGAGGCTTCTCAAACCTGCGCCAGTAGAGTAATCCTTTCTCTCCTGTGGGTGCGCCAGTTTCCCTTACAGCTTGTGTCATAGCAGGATCGTCATAGAGGAACATGATGTAGTCTCCCTTACCACGATCTTCTGGAAAGTAAACAGTATTGCCCTTACGCTTACTATACTTAGCTCTGAACTCAGGCTTCATCCTACTCTGTTTCAGGGCTTCCACCTTACCGTTAAGCACGCCAACCATCTCATCTATAGCTTGCATAGCTAAGTCAACGTTGGCTTCATCGGGCACATATCCGGCTTTGTCTAGCGGATTGGAAGCAGAAATATCTCTCTCCATCAGAAACTTCCTGACCTTCTCCTGAGTAGCATTGTTCCATTCATTTCCATTCACATATTTATATATAGCGTTATCAATATGTTGCATGGTTGTTTTGTCCAGACCATGTTTCTTATGAGTGATTGAAAAGACAGTAGGCAACTGAGAAAACATCTCAGCCAACCAACGGTTCTCCGTCACAGTCCTTGACATATTAGCCGCAACATAAGGGAATACTTCTGGATGAACCTTCGCTACCAGCCACGGAGTATAGATATTCTCTATGTAAACTCCCATGTCCTTTGCGTTAGCCTTCAGAGGCTTTCCACTATGAGCCGCATACATCTTGGAGATGTTGCCAAATGTCTGATAGACCTCATTCATGCTTACGTTGTCGGGGTCTACTCCGATCAGTTCGGTGTACCTCTTCTTCAGTTCTTGGAATTCAGGCGTATCCACATGCTTTGCTTTGGAGTACGCATCGTCCAGTGCCTTGATCTCAGCATTGAACTGAAGTGCATCGTTGAGGTAGGTCAACTCCTGTGCCTGTGTCTCAGAAAGCTCCTTGATGCTTACAACCTTCTTCTCCATCTTATGAGCCTTCTTAATCTCACTCACCTTATTCTTTAGACTACGTCCTACATACTGAGACAGTCCCTTGCCTTTGCCATACCTGAGTGCAGCGTAAGTGCCTACACCAGCAGCCAGCATTCCCCATCCCCATCCACTGTAGGAATCATCATAGACTATATCCACACCTTGTCCTGCACCCACCTGTCCTGCGGCATGGGCTACAGTAGGAGCTACAAACGAGAAGGCAGCAGGGATAGCCATAAGTCCTAGAGCTTTCCTGTACCATTCCTCGTGAGGAACTCCACCTACCTTGTGATGCTGCACTGCACGGATATACGGCAGGGCGGCAAGCATTCTCTTCCTGTGAAGTATCTCAGCTTTGGAGAGGTTCTGAACTTCATTCAATCGAACAAGTTCATTCCTTACTCGCATCTGGAAGTCTGCTCCTTCAGCGAACACTATCTCCATATCCATATCCTGAGACATTTCAAAGAGGAACTTAACGAAGTCCTCATCGAAGTCTATCTGCTCTGCATCAGGCAAGTTATGTGCTTCAGTCATAATCTTAATCAGTTCATCATCTGTTCTGGAACCCCAATTCTTATCTCCAATTCGCTTGAACCACGCATTGACTTTCAGAGCATCAGGGATAGAACCGTCCTCATATAAAGCTAGGTAAGGATTGGAAGTAGCATCCAACACAGTTTCATTAGCTAAACGAATTGCTTCTGCATTGCCCTGCCTGAAGATGTAAGTGTGATCATTTCTCACTCCCATCTCACCTACAGAGATTTCCTCATACTTCTTGAATTTAGCTATCTCTTTCTTAGACATAGCTTTCTCACCATGCATGCTATGCTTGGAAGTGAGTTGCTCATATTCAGTCTTCTCTGCTTTACTCAAAGCTCTCTTCTTGCCTTCAACTTTAGCTGCGGCCTTCTTCTTATCCTTACCAAAGAGCTTCTGCTGAGTGAGGGACTGACCTTCCTTGGCTCCCTTTCCTACAGATTTAAGTTTACCTTTGCCCATGTGTCGTGTGTAAGAACTACCATCAGCGTGATCTACAAGCTGAGTGATAATGCCAAAGTCTCGTAGCTGTTCAAACACTGCCTTCGGCTTACCCTGCTTTCCGGCCTCACGAGCTATATTCTCTAATGCCATACGATCAAGCACCCACTTGTTTCCAAACATCTTTTCCTTGTGAGCGTGCCTCAAAGTATCAGTGAGGTAATCTACTATATTCTTATTCCCACTCTTTGCCAATGCTGTAGCGGCTTTCTTGAGATCGCCCAAGTTAATCACCATAGTTACATCCATAGGCAATTCATTATATAGAATAGACTCTATTGTTTTCTCTTGTGGCTTAAGGACTAGCTTACCTTTTGCGTCAACTTCTGCTTTATTTGAGCTAGTACTGCTTGTCCTATTGTGTACATCTTCAAGAGATTGATTTAAAGCAGTTTCCTCTTTGGTCATTTTGCCTTTTCTCTTGACTATACCTCTGCCACCAGAGTTTGATTCAGCGTCCAACATACGCATTCCCATTTGACCATTTTCTGCTTGTTGCCTCATAGCATTAATGCTTTCTTCGGTCTTTCCGTATATCCTCTCGGCAATAGGTTCACCGTTGGAATTGCGTTTGATTCTATCCTTTAGCGGGATTATGTTTCCATCTATCTGATACATGGGACTAGTGCTAGGGTCTAATGATATCTGAATTATATCAAACTTGTCAACCCCATTCTTATCCTTTCCTGCCTTCAAGACTTGTATCAGTGTAATCTCTTCCCCCATGCCATTTACTCCCACATCAGTAGGCACAACATCATGCCCGCTCATATGGTCTTTGACAAATCCTTTTGTCTTGGCCTTCTTCTTGAACAGTTCAGACCATTCCTTATAGCCGGGAGAACCCGGTGCAGCTTTAGGCCAGAATTTTCCTTTCTCTGAAGTCTCTCCATTGCTTCCACTGATAAGCACTTCATCAATGAATTTCTGAAGAGCATTCACAGGCTCCTGTCCTTCTTCTACTATATGGGCTTCGATATTAGCATCAGGGCCATGCTTGGCATAGAAGTCGTGTACCCTCTGCTGAAGGTGCTGTTCCATTGTCAAGTCAGAAGAAGTTCCCTTTATGGTAACACCGGGAATTAAGTCGGTGTATCCTTCTCTGGCCTGTTGCTCTATCATCTGTCTGTCTGTGACTCCACCCGGCTCTGCCAGCTTGCCGTGCTTGGCATGCTTACGCTTTGCATGAATAAGGTCAAGGGAGATCATCTTCGCATCTTCAGTCGGATTCATAAACTTGTTCTTGACATGAAGAATGTGATTGATCGTAAGTTCCTCTGACTTCATTATAGCATCCAACTCGTCCAGCTTTGGAAGCTCTTCGGGAGCTATGTTATGTAACTTCTCTTCCATAAATCTTTTATACACAGACCAATCATCCTTGACCTGATTAATAAACTTGGCATTGTTACTCACATCTCCCAACCTGCCATCGAAACTCATGTACGCAAGCTCATGTGCAGGAAGACCTGAGAGCATTCCCCTAGCCACATCGTCCATGTTACGGACAGTGTGCTTTGCCAAGAGATCATGCAGTTGCAGTTCCAGAGCTTCCATTGTATTGAGGAAGTCTGCTTCAGGAGTGCCATTAAAGAACTTCTCCATCACCCGCTTCGTAAATCCATCTACATCAATGAGTTCCCCATCTGCATGTTCACCAAATACATTCTTGATTCCAGCCATGATGTCATTAAGCTGCGTCTGTGAATCAGTAGCAGGGTCTACCACACCCATTACCCTAGAGAGAAGGTTGCCCTTCTTGTTAGGACGTAAGGCTTCCATTGTTTCCATCATCCTTACCCACTGATCAGTAACCAGATTGTAGTAATTGTCCATCAAGGTTCCATGCTCTTTGCCTGAGTTAAGGATATTACTAGGCAGAGATTCAGTATCCATCCTGTGAGATTCATCCATCCCCTCTGCATGTTTAGTTGCACTCTTGTTGGTCTTCTTCAGTTTATCCTTGACAGATTTCCTGTGAGCCTTCTCAGTGCCTATAGCCTGTTCATGTACCTTTCTTTCGCCAGAGATATGATCTTGTATGGTACGGACTCTTACAGCCTGTCCTTCATCATATATAACCTTATCTTCTAGTATGGAAGTATGAGCAGGAATACCTTGGCTCTCTTGTACTTCAGCCTGTCTCTTACCAATCTTCTGAGCAAACGCTCCTAAGATAGCAGTTCCGGCCTGTCTAGTATCTTGAGATAAGATGGTGTACCTAGCCTTGAACATTGGGTTATCGCCTTCTACCATAGTTCCAGTGAAGCCCTGCTTGATTCCCTTCCAAGCCAAAGCTGCATCATCAGGCTGATAGTACATGTCTATAGGGTTATGCTTCAGTGTGTTATTCACATACCTGTTTCCGTTAGGAGTCAGTTCACCATTCTTCATGGCCTGAATCATTTCCTGTCGTAAATCCTCACCCTTCTTTACATGCTCAAATCCGTTCTTCTTGTTGGTATCTTTCAGCCTGTTCATCTGCATAACCAGATATTCAACGGACTTAGCCTTCCTGTCATACCCCGTCATGCCGTTTACAGGCATCTGAGACTCAGGGATTTCCCTCTTAAGGAAGTCAACTACAGGGTCAGGCAAGTACTGATCATAGTTCATGCCCTCGTCCATCTCTTTAACTGTCATGCCTATACCCTTGCCCAAGTCCCTGTATATCTGTGCGCCAGATTGTGCTTCTATCAAAGCGTTATCCAGATCATTCAGGTTAAGGACATGAGCCATATTCTTTTTAATATGCACTCCAAGGGGACGGGCTAGATCAAGCCATGCTTGAGGCTTCATCTTTTCCAATCTATCCAGAAGCATTGGGTCTACCAAGCCAAGTTCGTTGTTCTTTCTGGCAAGGGAAATCCACTCTTCTTTATACTTCTTCAATGACTGTTTGCCTACATAAGCCTGATCAAATGTCTTCTTGATTCTACCCTTCCTATCAAAAGGAATATCAATCATATAGGTCAAGCCAATACCTGCGGCAAGGGCAGGATTCCACTGTCCCCCTGTAAATGCATCCACCACTTCGATAACCTGTTCATACAACTGTCCAGCACCCAACGTGGTTACATGTTCCAGAAGTTCAGTAGCTCCCTCTTGTTTCGCAAGCTTCTGAGTTCCTTTCTTTACAAGCTGCATCTTCACACCAGCCCTGATATCCTTTGAAGCTTTAGCCAGCCCTACTTCAATATTAGGGTTATGCAGCAGCTTAATGAATTCCTTACCATTAGTCTGTTGCAATCTAGTGAGAGCTTTGCCAGTAAAGTATTTCTCTCCTTTGGCGGCTGATTCTCTAAGGATTCTAGGAAGCAGTTTTGTGGAAGTAGAAGCTAAAGACTTCTCTATCAAGGGTTTAGCTATTGCTTTACCTGCACCCCTGAGAGCTAGCCATCCAGCCCCCCAACCAAAAACTTCACCTAGCAAACCAGTGATCTGCTCTACAGGAGTGACAGGCTCAAACTCGTGAAGAGGCTCACGCACTCCAACGGAACGCATAGCCCCGGCAGCGAAGCTACCCCATATTCCACCAGTATCAAGACCTTGCTTCTTTTCCATCCAATCTTCTTCACCGGGCTTTTCCTCCCAAAACTGTTGTAGTGCTACGGCCTGATCTCCACTTACTCCGTCGAAAAGGCTAGATACTCTGCGCCCTACTTCTTTGGCAAACGTACCTGCCCAATCTCCACCATGCACCACAGTATTTCCAATATCTTCTTGGATAGCGGCAGCACTCTCAGAGAAAGGAAGTTCTACTCCGTTGGCTTTTAGAAAGTCAGAATACTCCTGATCTTCAGTACCATTTATCATATAGTCCAGACCCCACGGCATCTTCTCTCTGTCCATGCCACTCCTGATCTTAGCTAAATCTTCTGAGGTCATGCTGGTAAAGTCAAGATCATTTAGAGATTGATCAAACCCACCTACACTCTGTCCCATGTGACCTTGGAATTCATCGTCAGTTACAGGAGGTTCCTGCGAGTGCAGATTGCGTACAGTATTAGAACGATGAAAAGAGATTCCCCCATCCAAAACATTGTTCTGAACGAACTGCTGGATAGGGACTTCTTCTCCTTCATTGTACACGGTAAAGCCATCACCATCTTCCCTCTGTACTAGAGGGAATCTATGTTTGTTCTCTCCCTGCTGAATATGTACTTCATCCCCTGCCATGAGATCGGCAGTATCAATCGCAAAATCTCCCGGCTCGTGCTGCCCTGAATCCGTGTGGAGTGAGGCTTGAGCCTGATCATACGAGAGTCCTTCCATCATCATGTTGCGGAGCTTCTTATTGTAATCATCCAGTGAAGAAAGAGGCATCATGCTCTTAGGCATTATATACCTCCCTCACTAGGAACAGCCATATTATTCTTTTTAAGCCATGCGTGAATTTGTGCAGTCATTATAGGCATCCATTCTTTTTTAAAATCTACCTTCTGACCTTCAGCTTCAGCTTCCATCAGTAATTGCATAATCAGCTTGCCTGTCCGTGGATCACGAGCAGTAGCCCCGATGAAACCAATATCGGCTCCCAACGTTTCTCTCTTAGCGGCATCGGTTATACCCAAGCCATTCATAATAGCAGGGATAGTATCCTTTACCAATGGAGTCCAAGATTTGTTGGATGCGAATTTGTTGAAGGTTTCCTTTGTAAGTTCTCTAGGTCTTGGCGAAGCACCCGGCCCCCCTCCAATCATAAGGGCATCGAGTCCTTGTCTAAAACTTGTTGAAGACATACCAGCATCGTTGAACATAGCCAGAGCTAGTGTAGCAGGGATACTTCCCACTCTTGCTCCTGCATTTGCATACGAATATATAGTCTGGTATTCTTTATTGTTCTTCAGTTCTTCTCTAAATATTCTATCTCTTTCAGAGTTAAGATATTCATCCTGTGTAGTTCCTTCAGGAATCTCAATGCTTCCAAGCCTGACAGCTTCTTCCAAAGCTTTCATCTGCTCATTCACATTCTTATCTATCTGAGCGGCAGCATCCTTGGCATAAGGAATAGTGTTATTGAATACGTTGGAAGCAGTACTATTAGCTGTCTGATACGCAGCAGCTACCCTGTTTCCTTCTTCCATAGTCATATCAGCTTCAGGAGATATTCTATTGATCATCCCAATGTAGTAAGACATCTGCTTGCTACCGGGAATGGCCTTAGATATCCTGTCCATTATAGCCACACCAAACTGCATCTGCTCCATAGTCTGTCCACCAAGCATCACACTCAAGGTACGATTCTTCTGGTATTCATACTCAAGAACCTCATATGCCAAGGCTTCTTTACCCAACTGCATCCTCTTGACGTTCTCATCAAAAGTCTCAAGTTCGAGATACTTCTGAAGTGTGGTTCCATATACAGTACCAAATACCTTTTGATCTTCCTTGGTGATCTCTTCTCCCAAACGTGCCTTGTGCAGTACAGCATTGGCTCCCATCTTCATCATGTGAGACTGTGCATATATTCCCTGCATGTCGGTGTTGGTCATGGCATTTGCAATGTTAGCCAAAGCCAGTTTGTTCTTGATAGTAGCTTCTTCTCTCTCCCTGAGATTCCTCTTCACTTCCCTCTGCTGCGCTAAACGCCTCTGAGTGAAGGAGTTGTATGGATCGTCAATGCCGAAACCATACGCCAGAATTCCCTCTTCAATTGGGTCTACTATGGGACGGAAGAAAGTCCTTGTGAGTTCTAAAGCTGCTCTTCCAATTCCCATGCCGAGGCTAGTGTACCATTCTCTATCCTCTGCCGCCCCTTCAGCATCTCCCGTCTGAGGAAAGTCAGCTTCAGTAATCAAAGAGTCTTCACTCAGAGAAGGAATAGTAGGATCATAGCCCTCTTCTCCTGACAGTTGATCTAAGTTCTGCTGTCTCATCTGCTGTGCCGTGAGGATAGGAAATCCATCTACTTCATCCTTATCCAGATCAACACCATCGACTCCTTCAGCATAGTTCACTACAGGAGAGTCAGCCATCTCAGGCTTATTAGATTTTGGCCTGTTGAACCCAAGCTTAGACATCATCCCATCCCCACCATCAGCCAAGACAGCTTCCTGCTCTGTCTCTTCCTCTTCCTCTTCTTGGAAAGGCTCACTGGTGTCCTTGATTCCTGCATCTACCATATCAAGAGTAACTGACCCACCCTGCTGTCTATTACCGGCAGCGTCAGCAGACAGAACATGCCCATCTAAATCTGTCAGAGGACGACCATCATCACTGTAATCATGCTTGCCTGTGAAGCCTTCCTTTGCGCCAGACACAACTTCTTCTGCACCTTCCTTCAAGCCTTGATAGGCTTTGAATACAGTAGTAAGGGGAGCAGTGACGTTCCCCTTGCCTACTAGTTCAGGAAGTTTGGAAATACCTTTAATGGTCTTACCACCCATCTCTCCCGCAGTTCGAAGAAAAGATTTATCTTCATCTGTCTCTTTAGGAGAGGGATTTTCATCATCTATGTACTCATAGTCTTGTAAATCATAGTTCCATTTTCTTATAACAGCCATAGTCTCTCCTTAGTCTCCGTGCAGCATAGCTCCAGCAGCTTGTCCAAAATTCTTCATAGAGCTACTCACTGAATTAAGATCAGCCAAGAATCCAGTACTTTCCTTCATCTGGTTTCTATTCATAGCCTGTGCTTGAGTGCTAGCCATCTGGTTCCGTATACTCTGATCAATCGCCAGACCTTCTCTGAGATACCTAGTATCCAACGCATCGGCAGCACCGAGTACTTGTTTCTGGTTCTCAAGTCCCTGCTGATACGCTTGATTCTCAAAGCTAGCAGACTGAAGTATCTGATTAAATTCCTGCTGTTGTGCATCGTTTTCGACTTCCATAATCCTAGATGCAGCAGCAGTAGCAGATGCGGCAGAGTCAGCACCAAGCTGCCTTCTACCAAGAGTGGCTCTTTCGTTCTCAACTGCGGCCTGTTGTGCCAATTGATCAGACTGAGTAGTAAGGGTTCCAAGCAACTGCTTCCTAGCCAGTGAAGCCTGTTCTTCTGCCGCTCCTGTAGCAAGGTTCTGTTGAGCCGCAGCTATCTCCCTTGAATCAGAGATTTTCCTTATATCAGACATATTGCTTACAAGGTCTTGTCCTCTCTGATATTCAAGTCCTCTATCGAATTGGTCTGCACCCTGATTAGCCATGTCAGCCTGTAACTCTCGTCCCTGTATTCCCTGTTCGAGATCACTGGTGATTCCGGCTTGCTGATTAAATCTCTGTCCTTGTGCTTCAGCCATTCCAGCAAAGCCCTGACCAGCCCCAAGCTCTGCCTGAGACTTAGTGCCAAGAAGGTCAGCAGATGCACCAGCAGCTTGCAGTGCAGTACTCCTATCCAGACCAGCCATACTATTATACATCTGACTCTGAGTAGCAAGATTAGCCCTGCCCTCTTCACCAGACCTACGAAGTGCGTCTAAGGCTATCTGACTGCGAATGCCTTCTCGCTGTCTCATATCCTCTTCCATAATGTTGCCCATACCACCACGTTCCGAAGCCGAACCTCCAAGATTCATGGAATTCATATATGTCTGAAGATTCTTTTGATGTCGTGCAGTCTCTTCGTCCATACCTCGTGTGGCTAAGCTATAGGCTAATTCCTGTTCTTGTGGGCTAACTCCACCAGCGTCAAGTCCTTGCGCTCCTTGTACCGCAGTATCTCTCAGTCCAGAAAGAGCATCTCCTTGTCCACCAACATCTTGCAGTGATCTCTCTAATGCTCCTTTAGCAGAAGTATATAAAGAATCCTGACCTATATTAGCGGAAGCAAAGTTAGCAGCAGCAGCCTGTTCAGAAGCACCAGCCGCTACATTGCCTCTTTCCATGAGTCCAGAAACATCCTGACGAGCAGCATCCTGTCCCTGCACTCCTACATCTCTGATCTGTTGATTAGGGTCTTGAGAAGCTTGAGCAGCAAGATTAGTTAACTGTCCTGTGCCTACTTCCTGATTCCCTGCTGTTACTCTTGTCTGAGCTTGATTAGCAGGATTAGCCTGAATATTAGCAGCAACTTTCTGAGCTACTTTACGGATTGCGGGATTTGGAGAATTCAGCATAGTTTGTATCTGCGGAGGAAGGGGAGCGGCAACAGCCCCAAGGTTCGCCCTCTGAGAGAGTTCCCCACCAAACTGATCTGTCAATGCCTGAGTTCCCTGTCCTACACCAGCTATGCCAGCATCTCCACCAGCAAAGTCTTGTAACTTATCGTCATATGCAGCAGCCCTGTTATCTACTCCTGTTTGTATTGAGGATGAAGTGGCTCCAAGAGAAGAGGCCGGAACTCCTTGATCTGTAGTCCTTTTTACATCCCCTAAGAATTCCATAGGAGCATCCTTTAAGGATGTTCCCCCAAGCTGTTCAGCCCCCAAGTTTCTCTTATTGATGGACTCACCAGCTATGTCAGTCAGGTTATAAGGCACATCCCAATTCATCGCATCATGTTCATAATTAATGCCAGTGCCAGACAATCCCTCCCTAGCTAGAGCTTTTTCCCAATTATATTCTGCCATTCATACCTCCAAATTATTTCTTGTCCTTTTCCTCTTTCGCTCTCCTGTGGAATTCCTCAGAACATTGAAAGAGATATACAGACCTTAACTGCTTGTCAGCTTCGATCACGCTGAATATAACTCCCACCTTCCTGCATCCCGGTATCTTCAGCAGAGAGTTGGTTGTTTTGTAAGCAGACTTATCTTTAAGAACTTTAATAAGTACGTTGTTTAAAAGCATATGCTGAAACGCTACATTTATTATCATTGATGCTACCAGCCTTGTATATCCTTTTCCATACAAGGAAGGCTTAATAACGAACTTGATCTCACCTACTCTATTAATCAAATCTATATCACATATTGTTGCTACAGCAATCGGATAGAGGTATTCTTTCTTTTCTTTATCCAATCTCTTCTCGAATACTGTGTATGAAGCTTGCGGAGCTTTCGCCCATGTGTCGTAGGAAGTATCATGTGGGACAATTCCCTTTGTGCCAATATCTGACACTAGTTTCTTCTGATACAGAAAATTAAAGTTTGTTGCATTTTGCACATACAAGGAATCAAAAACTCTAGTGGTGTATTGATCTCCGTGTTCTGCAAGGCTAGGCCAAGTCATTACGACTAAGTTATCAATACTCAGTCTCTTGCGTTTCATTTACTTCTCCTTTTTTATTCTTTCCATTTCTCGTGTTTCAGGGTTCACCCTGATCATCAGCATTCCTAGTTCAGCAGGAGAATAATCCTTCTGATCAACGTATCCATCTACGCCTTCCATGTGTCCTAGGTAATAACTTCCAGACATTCCATAGTACCTGCGAGTAGTGCGAAGCTTCAACGCTCCACGATTCTGTAGGTACAAGTGATCAAGCCTGTCATCAAAATGAAGATCGTGCCAGTGACCAACTACATGAAGGTCAGAAAGGAAATGCTTTGAATGCTTAATTAGCTTGGTCATTCTTGTCTCTCTAGTAGCAGGACAAGCAGCACCATGCCATAATTTAAACGTCATAACATTTGTCTTCTGCCGATTACCACTTTCATCTACTTGCACAAACTTCATACGACAAGCACAGTTGTAGCCAAGATCAAGCGGGTGTCTCTCCTTAATCTCGTCCTCGTCCTGCTCCTGCAATGCGTTACATAATTGCCATTGCATATCTATCTTATGCCTCTGCTTCAGAGTATTCTCATGGTTCCCTGTCAGCAATCCTAAGAGATTATCTCCCAAAGGATTGAGCAGGTTCTTCATTTCTCTGATCATAAGAGACACAGCCCTATCTGGATTGATGTGTCTATATTGAGGTTGAAAGTTCTCAGTATTATATCTGAAATCATCAGGAGTCATAGCCTCCCAATAATCTCCCATACCAAACACCTTTATCTGTTTTTCTACCAAGTACTGAATATCTTGCTTTACTTTAGTGCGTTTACAGTTGATAGCATCGTAATGAATATCGCCCAAGAACCCAAAGTCAACTGTCTCCCCATACCGATAAGGGATTACATATTCTTTTACTATCAAATACGCCTCCTAGTTGTATTGGTCTTGCAAGTAAATTTATGCAATATAACACTTTACCCTCGAAAAGTCAAGGTTAAAATATTTTAACTACTGCTACTATAGCAGCCGCAATCGTAGTTACAGACAGAGTAGCGGCTGCGAGTGTATTTCTATACTTGCTCATCCAATCAATAGCACTTCCACTACTTACTTTACTTTGCTGCACAGCCGCACACTTATGCTCTACAGCATCCATACGTTTCTCATGGGCTTCAATCTGACTGCCTTGCACAGCAGTATCAGCTACCAACTTATCAACTTTGCCATCTGTCTCATCCACCTTTTCCTTGATGTATGAGACAGATGTGCATATCTCTCCTAGCTGTCTAGCCATCTCTAAGTCCCCATGCCTACGATCTTTATCTGCTCCCATAGTATCTCCATTATTTAGCTGTATTGACAGAACGTCCGTCAATTGTTAATACACCACCACTAACAGTGGACAATGTGTCCCAACCCCCAACAGCCGAATCCTCATAACCAAACACATAAGGACGATAAACATATTTGGTATCTATCACAAGACCTTCCAGAGTATCAGAAAATACTCCTGTGGAGAAATCCCCCACATTGGAACTTGTTAAAGTATCTTCATTGTTTTGGTAGATAAAGAATTGGAATCCTCTTTCATAAGTAAATCCACCATTGTCTGTGAGATCAGCATGCACTTCCTGATCTACAAAACGTGTAGTGTCTCCCTCCACAGCAGCAATTGTGGGGGCAGTTGGTTCGGTATAAAAGAATTCAATCCTTTGATAAAACGCAGTACCATGCCCACAAGATTGAGGAACTGTGTATGTCCCGTTGACATCATCTTGGGTTAAAATAGCCAAACGAAGGCTATCAGAATTGATGTACTCTTTTAGTGAATCTATACCCTCAGCGTTAAAGCTGATATAGTTTTCACCAGCAACATGAGTTGTCCAATGTGCCGAACCATACTCAGTTACATCATAAGCTCCTGAAGCTGCCCAACCATCAAAGTCATTGAACCAATCATTATGTCTTGTGCCAGTATATGTTCCCCGTACCATAACAACATGCAAGGCAGAGTCACCTGTACCAAGATCACTGATACTGAACTGCAACTTTGCCGAGTCCAGTATCACAATCTCATCCATCTGATCAAGCGCAAAGGTTAGAAATTGTCGATAAAAGGCTGTTGTACTTGATCCAAACTGAGTACCAGCTAAACTAATTGGCTGGTTGTCATCACCAGAGGCCACATTTCTTGTTTGATCAAACCCTGTACCAACAGTATTTCTAACATGCTCTGCACTGGCATTACCAGTAACTACTGTATCATGCACAGTAGGATCAAGCAAAGCAAATTCTGTAAAAGCTCCCATCTGCACAATTATACTATCAGCCGTGATAGTAGTAGTCAAAGATACAGGATCATCATCTTGATCTACTGCGGTCAAAGCAGGAAAATAGCCGTTAATTGTTTTACCATCAGAGCCATATATCGGTTGGTTTTCAGCAAGCTGTCTCTTAGTGTCATGTCCCACCAATTTATAGCCCCATACCACTCGTGTCGGAGATTCAGAATCCAGCTTTACAACTTCTTTTGCCCCTGTGCTACTAACAGTCAAGGTAGTAGGCAGATCAGCTATATTGTCGGCAGGGAAAAACTCAATGCTTGTGCCACGTTTAGTGTACTTATTCCTGCCCGGCTTGTCTTTCTGATATTCTATCTTAAATGGGCCGGGTTCTATCTTCTCGTCAAACTCCACTGCAACCTTACTATCAGTCTTGGCAGCTAATGCGCTCTCAGTAGCTTTCTTTTCAAAATTAAATCTCTTCCATGTACCAACAGAATCCCAATGCATAGGAGCCAAACCTACATTTACCATAAATGATTTACTGCCAATTGAATCTTTTTCAAAATGCGCACTGTTCTTAGTACGCATAGACACACGATCAATTGTATTTAGTGGCTGCTTATACAAAACCACATCGGCATCAACCTTTGAGTCTGCCCCAAATGACAATGTGGGCAATAGAGTTAAGACCATCAGAATTAACATTATCCGCAGTTTTTTCATTTTTACTCCCATACCCAAACCCAAGAATCAATGTTCAGCATGATAGTTATACTATCACGAGCCACACCATATCCTTGCATTTTCTTTGTGTTTGTTCGATTAGAGTCTACCACAGCAACAAGTCCAGCAGTAACAGAGTCGTTGACTACCTTCTTGCCGGGATGAATAATATTATCATAATCCGCATCACTGAAGAGTCCTGTATACTGGTATCTGCAAATCTCCCCAAGAGGAACAGAATCAACAGCAACCCCAAGAGCAGTTATAGATGAACTTGTTCCAGCCCTGTGCCACAAGCTATCAGCCTGATTATAATAATAAAACTTACCGGGGCTAGTAGTATCAGCAGCTTCTCCATAATAATATTTTAAACTATCAATCTGTAACAAAGCTAAGTTAGCTGAATCTGCTGCTTGCTGAGCTGAATCTAAAGCTACTCTAGCAGTATCCAATACAGGCAGAACTCCAAGAGGATCAAGGTCATTGATGTCCTGCCGATGGACAGCAAGAGAATCCCATACATTAGCAGAATCAGCAAGCCATCTATCAATTGCTAACTTAAGAGCAATACTGTCCATTGTTTCAGCACTATCCGCAAGAAACTGTGCTAATGAAGCTTTAGCTGCAAGGCTATCATCCATAGCAGAACTATCAGCTTCAAACTGAGCGACAGAAGCTTTGGCTGCAAGACTGTCATACACAGCCGCACTATCCAGTGGAGGAACAAGAGTGTCTACATATGTAGAATCATTCTTCATCAGGTTACTATAAGTGGCAGCTATTCCTGTGTCCACAATAGCGGCTGTCCAGATCATCAATGGAAGAAGTATAGCTCCACCTATTTTACAAATGTCTTTAAACTTCATTTCATCTCCTATCGTTTCTTGCCGAATGAACGACCATTAGGATTCATTACCACCAGCTTGCCTGTAGTCGGAGCAAAGCCAATCTGAATAATCCAACTCCCTGAAGCAAGTCCATCAATATTATCTACCAATGCTCCGGCAGTGCCAAGGTACTTCAATCCTTTTGTAAATGTTCCTGCCACCACCCCTTGATAATTACCTTCTCCTGCAATACCGTTAGCTACAGAGATAAAATAGTCCAAGAGCAATGGGTCTGTAGGATCAGCCAGTGTAGCTGTAGTCCCATCATACTTCCATACTTTTCCAGCAGTTGTGTCTATTCCAGATTGTGACCTGAGAATTCCAGAAGCACTCTCCGACAGTGCCGGGTCTGTTACCATGCCCGATGAAGTTATCGGAGCAAGAATACTATCTGGCAATTGAGCCGTAGGGTCAAAGTTATTCTCATCCAGAAATCCGTTTATCTCATCATGGATATTATCAAACTCAGCATTAAGGTTCGTATGGGAAAGCTCACTCCCCTCTGTCCAAGTTGTTAATCTAGCAATGAGTCCCATGCAACCTCCTTATGCGGTAATATCAAAGCCTACTACAAACGAACTTAGGCTGAAGCCGTGGGAAGCTTCATAGGTGTAGAATTTTAACTTAGTATATCTATCGTGACCACCTAAGATCATATCAACAGTCTTGTTGTTTCCACTGTTAGTGAAATCGAAAGTGGCTTCAGCAGAAGCAATGTTCCCAAAGTCAGTGTACTGAGTAATCGTCATATCGCAATTCTGATGTATCGGACACCCGGCAGTGACATGAGCTTGGTTCATTGTCTTTCTTCTACTGGTGTTTAAATTTAAATCTCCTGTAGTTACATACGATTCATAGGCTTCTCCATAATCATTATACCACGGAGTATCCACCTTCAGCACATAGCCATCATATGTTCCTACAAATAAATACGGAGTGTTGTCATTGTCTCCAAAGATCATAGGAAGTTCTACAGGCAGTCTGTTCCTAGCTATTATGTCCCTTCCCTGCCAGCACACATTAGCCTTAAGCTTGTTCCTAGTGAATGAAGGGAGCATGGGTCTGCGCCTATCATCGTTCAGGTGATGATGTATTGAGTAGAACCAACTCTTTTCTTTATCAGCTACATCATCCCACTCTTCAGGAATCCAGAACCTTATCTGCCCTTTTCGTGGGTAAGCTACTGCTGCAACCCGATTTACTTGATCCCAATCAATGTTATCTATGTCAATCTTTGTGTCTATCTTCTGTACTGAATCTTCATCAGTACCTCTTACATCCCATCTATAAAGCCCATCTTTTGCCTGAAAATAAACGAAGTTCTCGTACACCGCAGCACCGTTAGGTGCGACACAACCAACGCCACTAGCGATATGCTCAAGGACAAAAGGCACAGGGTCAGTGTCAGCAGGGGTATAGGTTGAAGTTGCTCCACGGTTAATCTCCAATCTCCAAAGCGAATCTTCTTTCAGTATAGCAATGTACCTCAGAGCTTTAGTCATAACAACTATGGGGTCGTCTGCACTTCCTACAAAAATATCGTCCTGTCCTGAGATAGTAGTAGGTGATCTTAAGTCACTCCAACATAACCTACTGGCATATCTTATGCCATCTATCTTGTAATTGCCAACCAGCAGGTAGTTATTAAACCACTCTACTGCTCTGGCTCCTGACACTGGACTGACAATCTCTTCTACATCAGTATAGACTCCATCAACTTTACCCTTCCATCCAAATAACTCATTCTCTCCATCAGTGCCTATTAATATAGGACTGTAGTTATTCTCTGTAGCAGTAGTCCAGCTAAAGAAAGTATCCTTATCACTATCCAGCGTAAGGCCAGCCCCTAACTGAGCGAAACCTATATCTATAGTATCTCTGTCTATCGACTGATCGTAGAACAGTTTGCCGTTACATGCTACCACTATATGATAGAACCCATCATAATCTTTAAACTCTGTGCCACCATTTATCATAGCCCCACTCTCAAGAGGGGTTCCATACAGCTTTGAACTTCCCCCTCTCGTAGTGGGCAATCCATATCTGGTCAAATCTATGTTCAGACAATCAGACATTTCATATTGAGAGAGCATGGTGGTGTTGCCCCGGTTACTAAGACCATAGGGCATTCCTTTTATTAAAGCTTCTCTCATAGGCTTAATCTCCTGATATAATAGAGTACCCACCGTAAGGGTACTGAAGTCTGTTTATCTCTGTAGGTGGTTCGTTTCTACCCTGCTGAATCCATGCCTTCCTGTTGGCATCATCTTCCTTCTTCATCTTCTTTAGTCCCATCTCGTATTTCCTGTAGGCATCTCTAGCTTTATTATCCTGATGCCCCATGTAGTCATACAGCTTTGCCATCACCAACGCCCTGAGATAAGTACTGTACTTTGTCGGGATTGGCAGTGGGTCATAGTCATTCACCAGCCTTGTAGTCTTTCTTTTAAACGTAAGTCGTATTGTGTCTGTGCTGTCAGGAGGATTCAGGAAAGCTATCTGTAGGTATTCTACACTGTTATCAGTAGGGCCAGCCGACCATAAAGTATTCCCATCTGAATCGGTAGCCGTGATAACTCCTGTCGAATCCTGCTTGGAAGGAGGATATATCTTATTGAAGCTTGCGGTAGTAGTGTACGCTCCGCTTGCATCAAGCACCCCTGCTTCCTTGACATTTGTCTCTGTGTCTGAGGTAACTCCCTCTATGACTACAGCTACACCAGCATCGCTAGCACCAGCAGCACTGGTAAAAGTAACCACAGTGGTAGGTTGAGTAAAGCTCGTAATATCATCATCATTGCCAGCAGTGACAGTGAAAACAGTAATGACATCAGAAAAACAAGTGCCTGTAACATTTCCAGTGTATCCATCCGTAGCTGGCTCCACCTTTGAGTAAAGGGAATATTCATAAAGGCTTTCAACTCCTGTAGTTCCGTTTAAGGTAATCGTTTCACTGACTTCTCTTCCATAGCTAAAGCCCCTGATATATAATTCTCCTGTATCGGAAGCATCGTCACTCTTGATAGTAAGCTTTGAATGAGGCTGTCTTTGTACTCCATATCCTCTCTGCATATAAAAGTAGGGGTCGCCCTCGTTGCTAGGATTAGGGTCATAGTAAGAGTGTCTTTTGTTATCTATCTCATATATAGGAACATCCCTCTCAGTCGAAAACATACTGATTATCTTATCACAATGAGCGGGAAGAGGATATGTGTACCTATACTGATTTGTCTGCATATGCCACATATCGTTCAGAAAGTGCCAGTTTCGAATATCAGCCATTTCTTCGATAGCGTCATTGGCAGCATCTTTGGCTTCTATAATAGCGTTAGAGTCCATTGCTATCTTGCACTTTCTAGCGGCTCCATAGTACAGCCAATAAAAATTTCCTTGTACTGCCATTAGACCTCCGTGGATAAATAAAAGAGGGGGGAGGTTAATCCCCCCTCTATGTTCAGCTTATGCATGCCATCCACGCACAATGATAGGTACATAATCATCATCCGCAGCAGAACCAACCACTGCCTGACCAATAGCCAGACTGTCGCTAGTACCAGCAGTCACCTTCTGAATCTTACCAGCAGTGGCATCAGAAACAACCACATCACCAGCAGCAAACGCATCACCAGCTGAAGCACTAGTCTGCGCCATCCAGTAACCAGCAATAACCATAAAACCATAGTATTCGTCTGTCAGGCTACGGCACGACACACCCCAATTAGGAATGGTAGCATCGTCGTCAGCCAGCTTCATACGTCCGGGTCGCCAAATCTGGTAGTTGTCTGCGTTAGCAACAGCGTCAGCAGCATCATCTACTAGACGGATGGTGTCAGCATCCTCAATGGCTTTAACCTCTCCAATTTCAGGAGTTCCGATATCAGCAGTACCAGCTACCGCATCGTCGATGTAATAGAAGAATCCCCTAGAATCATCGTCGATCAGAGTAGTAGCAATACCATGAGTGGTATCTACGATGGAGTTCAAGCTTCCACCAGTAGCCGCATCCATAGCTTCATCTCCCTGTACGCCAAATTCCTGTCGCAGTACAAGACCGCAACCGCCAATGGTTTCAGAAGCCTGAATGTGCATCACTCGGAAATCACCAGAGAAACCGAGGGGATGCAGAGCATTGAAAACAAGCCCCGTATCAAGCCCTTCAATCGGTTTCGCACTGTTAGAATAGAGAGAGGCGGGTTGAATATTAGTAGTAAACATAATTGTCCTTCCTCTCTTATGCAGTAGCAGGTGCAGTTACACCTGTAACAAGACCGACACTCTGGCAGTTATCAACACACAGATTCAAGTACGACAGAATCAGCGCAAGCTTGGCAACCACACCAGTAATGTAAGTCGGAGCAAACGGCAGGTTCGTGAAGTTACGCCCTTTCTTGATCTTCATCGAAATGTGATTCGAGTTCAAGACATAGGCTTCCTCTTCACCAGAAGTAGTAGTCTGCTTCTGGAAATTCGGGTCGTAGGTAATAGTAGCACTACCATAACGCATACCCTCAAACGAGGCATCCACAAACTTCTCATCAGGAATCCAGCGAAGATCATACATACAGAACTCAAACCATTCGAAGAAGTTCTGAGTACCGATGATGATATCCGCACGACCTTTAGCAACATTGCTAGTCGTGTTCATGATGTTTCTTACAGCAGTAACCAGAGCTTCATAACCAGTGGTCAGGTTGAAAGCTTTGCCCACACTCGATTTAACGGTGGGCTGCCAGTTACTATAAGTACTACGGCTGAAACCAGCATAGCTGTCAGTCGTGTAGCTATTCAGGTCTACAACTTTCTGAAGACCCCACAGGTTCTTGCCTTTGTTGCCAGTACCATCCTGATACAGATGTGTGTTCAAACGCTTGCTAAGAGTCTGTGTGACCTGATCAATCTTGGCCTCAAGCAGATTAGCAATACGGGACACACCTTGGTTCTGTTGCTCTTCCGTATCCGATATGATAATTGGCGCACGATAAAACTTCCAAGGGAAGAAAGCTTCCTCAAACGGCTGCTCATCAACAGCAGTAAAAGGGTCAAGCCCCTCGAAAGAAGGCTCCATAGTGGCCTCATTAAGCATGACATGTTCCCTGAAACCAGCACCACCATCAACTTCCTCGACTTTATCCTTCTGATTCAAATACCACAGAAGTACGTTATCTGCGAATGTCGCATTAACGATTTCATCACGGAACTTATACAGGGTACTGGACAGTACTTTGTCAAAGACCTCAGTTCTAATCTGAGACATGTGTACCTCCAAATACTTTACTTCTCAACGCCTCCTAGCGTTTTCTTAATTGTTTACGAAATTCAGCTTCCATGACTTGCGCCATAGACGGTTTGCGTTTTTGAGTTGCCGCAGTTGCAACATTGGTGTCGTCCCCCAAATCCCTTACAGCAGTAGAGGTAACTCTATTCTGACGACTCGTCTTATTCTTCTTAGCCCTTTCAACCCGCTTTTGCAGGGCTTTTGCTTTCTCGGCATAAGGAGAAAAGGTTTTAATCAGATGATTATACATCTTTTCCTCGTTGGGATTTTCCAAGAGATTCTTCCATACTGGGTCTGCTTTGAGGTCTGCATCAAGGGCTTCTATTACCTTACTGTTGTTGGCGGCAGAGTGCTTTTTGAAGAACACATTAACCGCTCTAGTCCTCTCGGACTCTGTAAAGTTGTGCTTGACTTTTTGATACTCGCCTTCCAGATCATCTAGTTTCTTCCCGTATTTCTTCTCTACAGTTTTCAACAGAGCAGGAATCAAGTTCTCCCCTATCTGCGCTGATAGGGCTTTAGCCTGTTGTGTCGAAAGTTTATCATCATCAGCCATCTCATCCAATACTTCTTTGTATGCTCCGATGATCTCAGTGGTATCATCTGTTGGGTCATACTCTTTTACTTCTTCTCTATCGTCGCTCTTGCCAGCAAGGATATTTGTAAGCTGTGCTACCTGTGATTCAAGTTGAGCAATCTTAGGGTCTACGGTGTCCGTCCGTGCAAACGCCTCGTCTTCGCCCTCTTCTTCTTCGGGGTCAATCCCATCCTCTCCATAATCTTCTCCTTCATCTTCATCTTCAGGGTAGATATAATCTTCCTCCCTATCCAACACTTCGTCCAAACCTTCAATCGTAATCGTGTCCATACCTAAGTGTCCATCTGCTGCCATTGTAAAGCCTCCTTAAATTTCGACCAAGTTTCCCCCGGTCTTTTCCTTCAATTGGTTTTCACGGTTTCGAGCTTTGTTTGTTTCAATTTTACATTTCCGCTCCTTTGCCGTGGGCAAGTTATCCACGAGCAGTTTCCTTTCTTCATCGTTCTCCCATGACCGAGCCTTTCGCCTCATGTCTCGATAGCCTGTTATCGGCTTATTGTAATCAAGAGCTTCTATAATCTGATCGGGAAAGGCTCTAAAGTTTACACGATGAACATTTAGTAACCGCTTCATTTTCTCCTTGCACTCTTCGCAAGATTGTTCGTCTGCCTCTGAGGGCCATACGAATCTTTCTTCGACTACATCACAATGAACACACTTATAATCATATATCGGCATTGTGAATCTCCTATTGTTGAATTTCGCCAGCACCTAATTCAACAGTTGTCTGTGGCTGTCGAGGCGTGTCAGGCGATTCTGCGCCCTCTGCCATTGCAGCTTCATTCATGTTATGGTTCTGTGGGACTCCACCGGGATTCAAGTACTGTCTTGTTTCCTCAAGGTGAGCCTGTATAAGCTGTTGGTAATTCCCCACTTCACCCTCTAAAGCTTGAGCTTGGGCGGGGTCAGCCTGATCTCCTGCGTTCTGCATCTGAGCCATCCTCTGCTTCAATTCTTCAGGAGGATTCTCCAAGGCTTCCTCGTGAGCTTCAGCATGCATAGCATGATCTTCCTGTGGGTTGGGAGAGGGAATAGGTATGCCCTTCATAGCCATCATATGTTCAAGCATGATAGCCTGTTGGATTTGTCCACTCATGCCGACCTTCAGTAAATCATCAGGGTCAGGTTCCTCAAGCCATCTCTCAATGAGCAATCTCCTAAGAGTGATCTCATCAAAGTGTGGGTCTTGAGCAGCCATATTGTAGAACTCAAAGAACTTCCGTTTCTTCTCTTCACTAGTCTCTCTGGCTACCGAGCCAGCCTTGATAGTGTAGAAGAATCTTCCTTCAACTTCTTCAGGAGGAACGTTTATCCAAGGCGACTCTTCGCCTAGAGCTTTCATCGTGTCAGGGTCAACTTTAACCATAACATCACCTGATGCATGAGATTGTATGATTCCCCCCATCTTAGTGAAGAATTCATCCATAAACATCATGATCATGCTAATCATATCATCGACTCTTGTACGACTTCCACCCTTCACAAACGAAGCTTCAGTTGCAGTCTCTACCCTGCTTGAACTTCCCCTGTTAAACTCATCCACTCCTGCAAACTCTCCAATTATTCTTTGAAGCATGTTGTAGAATCCAAAGTCCAACTGCGGCATGGACTGATTGAATTCCCATACAGAGTCTTGACTGTTAGCAGAGAAGTATATCCCATCTTCTCCGTATGCGATCTTATCAAGCTCTTCCGGTTCGATCTCACCAGTGATATACCCATAACGCCTACGATGCCTACGATGCGAACCTAACTGCGTGCTGAGAAGCTCTGAGAGAGCCTGTGCTATATGTTCGTACATGTACACATCCGGTGGCAAGTAGTACTTCCTTGGCGACAGGTTCATGGACAGCCTTGAGATTGGAAATCCCTTGAGGCCAGTAGGCCACGGAACCTCTACCAATTTCTCATACGCTACTCTAGTTCCACCCGCATGTTCTCTATCCTCTGTATCTTCGTGAGCTACAACATAAACAATCTTTTTATCATTCGGGTCTGCCTTATCCCATATCTCGTAGATTTCAAACATGTCTACTTCAACAGGATGTTCCTCAGTCCCGAAGTTCTTACTATATGTAGGCTTCAAGTCTTTGATTGACGGGAAGCTCTGGACTGCTTCGTAGGTGATCTTGTATATCTTCTTGATCAGCCACGGAGCTTCGTCAAGATTATACTTGGCTGTCGGAGGAACCAGCACGAGAGCAGGGTCAAGCCGTTTAGCGTACCATGTCTCTGAATCTGGAATCTCTTCAAGCATCAGTTCAGCACTGTCGTCATAATCATCAATAGACTTCAGCACTTTCTTGTCAAGCTTTTCTTTCTCTATATCGCCATCTCGTACCGCCTGTCTCAAAGCTTCATCCGGCCCCTTCTTTCCAGTAGCCTGATTAAACTCTGAGAAGTACCCCTGTTGCATGTATGCCAAGTTGTAGGTCAGCACATCCTGAATCAGCATCTTGATCTCAAGCTTAGTGTTGTTGACTTTCAAGAAGTGAGCCATGACCGACTCTAACAACTTGGCAGACCTGTCTTTATCAGCTTCCATCGGGGACACCACAGGCAGATACTCTCCGCCTGTAAGCACTGCGGTCAGGTTCTTCCAGTTCAGCCATATAATATTATACGGCATCTTGAACCCCCTTCCGTCGTGACTTAGTGTCGATTCCTCTACGGAAGTGGCAACGTGGGGGGTGTCCCAATACGTTTGCCAGCGTTCCCAATCAACACTGTAGGAGTCCAAGAAGTCTTCACCTAGCTGAATCCATTGGGAGTACCGTGACGATTTTTCCTCATTGTTCAGTTTTTTTGCCATACTAATACCCCTCTGAGTGAAACTGAAGCTGTGCATTTACGTTGTTAGAATTAGCTACTGAAGTAATTTTAAACACATAGTTTTTAGTTTTATCAAAAACCCAATAACCAGTGATTACATCGCCAATCACATTGTTTCTTCCACTGCGATACACATCTATTGTGAGTCCCGGCCCACCAACAGTACTGATAAAGTTCTTAGTAAAAACAGTTCCAGTAACTCTATCACTAGCTCGATTCTTATTGAGTAAAGTCAAAGTATCACCAATCACACTATCCGTTGGAGCTTCAAATATTTCTACCTTAAATCCATCAGAAGCCTGAACAGAGAAATCAGTATGAATAGCATATTCAGGATTAATCCTAAACGTAACAAATTCATTCGTAGCCAAAGTAGTGTCCAAGAAAGTATGGAACTGTTCGCCAGCTTCTACCTTCGACTGGATATGTGTGTAAGATTCTGTCTTCAACTCACCCTTCTGATTAGTCCTCAGAGCAATGTGATGAGAGAACCCAATCTCTACCTTATCTCCTACATTCAGTGTATCCTTATACTCAACATAGAACAGGGAGTCAACCTTCAATGCTCCATAAGTAGTCTGTTCAGTCTCAGGAACCCAATACCCATTCGGAGTAGTGTAGACTGTATCCAGCCATGAAGCCGTGTTCTGAGTCCACTGCCTACCAAGTAGAGTAGCTAATGTGTACTTAAGTACAGCCCTGTTATATGCTATCTTCTTGGTTACTTCAATACTTATTCGCATACTCTGAAGTGTGTCAAGATCAGCTATATCATTCTGATTCCAGAACGTTTCAATCATATCCGAACCCTGCTTATCTGCTTTATATATCTGAGCATCTGTAGTAAAAGCAAATAGATTCGGACTTGCAGACCATTCCTGTGTTGCGTAGTTCACGTTAGATGCATTAGTATTCTGAGCTTCAGCTATACCTGTGAAGGATAGCAAGAAAGCAAACATAACAATAAATATCTTTCTCATGCATCCTCCATTAGTTATAAAGTACCTGAATGGAAATACCATTAGTGGCAGCACCAGATGAAACCTTCAAATAATATTTAAAAGCAGAATCAAGTCTCCAAAAGTTGTTTCCTGTGAAACCGCCTATAATTCCTGCGCCTCGCCACGGTATCAATTCAGTTCCATCTCCATTTACTTTAGGAATCAGATTTTTTGTAAAAGTAACACTGGATGTCTTATCAGTATCCCTATTCATATTTTGAACAGTCAGAGTATCTCCAAAGATACTATCTGTAGGAGCCTCAAATAGTTGCACTCGATAAGCACCAGTTCCCTGCACATAGATGTAAGTATCCATGTTGCTGCTTGCAGGAAAGATTCCCATTTGAATAGTATTTGTATTTCCTACAATAGAATCAAATCCACAGATATATAAAACTCCAAGTCCAACTAAAGCTTCTTCTCTTGTCTTGGCTACAGTAGTAAGCTCTCCATTATCAGTAGTGTTAATAGCTACGTTATGGGTAAACCCAAGAGTAACCTTATCCCCCTTTGCCAAGTTAGCATTTGAATTGTAAACTACTGTAAACAAAGAGTCTACAACTTCTCCACCTACATCAGTCGGCAATTCAGGAATGTACTGTTGAGTACTCGGCTGTACTGTGTCTCGCCATGTATATTGATTTGTAGGAAACTGTCCAGCCGTGTTATGCTCTATTATATATTCCAGCACAACAGTCTTCCCTCCCGACTGTGGAAGAGAAAGTTTTTCTACAACCTCAATAGTAATATCCATTCCCGATATCTGCCCTAAATTAGCATATTCTGTTTCAGATGTAGCAGTTGAAAGGACATCTCCTACATTATTAATCTTAAATGTCTTCGGCGTACCAGCCCTACCAAACATGTTTGCCAGCCCATCAGGGACAGCAAACTCAAAAGTAGTAGGAATAGTCGTAGAATTTTGTGCGTTACCTATCCCCGCAAAAGTGATCAGCAAGGCTATGACGCATGTGAGAATTTTTTTGATCATGTTTCCTCCTGTTAAAATTCAGTTCTTTGCGGGACATCTAATCCTCCGATAACGTTATATGGATGTTGTCTCTTTTGTTCCATTTCGTAAATCATCTGCTCCATAGTAGGTACTGGCCCCGTTCTCAGCAAACTAGGAGTCTCTCCTTTTGGTCTGGATGATATAACGTAACGTGTCTCATCCATAAAATGATCGTTCTCTTTCTGAGGTTCGCCAGCTTCAGTGTATGCATAACGCTGAAACTCTCGTCTGGTATTGTCACAGGTGTCAAGGATAAAAAGTCTAGGCCCATAAGCCCCTGTCAGATATCCTCTCGTCCTTTCAATACCAGCCCATTTTCTACCTCTATCAGAAAAATCTTTGAGATTCTTGGCGAAGTCCCTATCAAGAACAGCTTTAATCCCAAAAGCTCGTAACTCCACTGCTGCGTTAGGCTCACTTCCATCCACTACGCAGAACTCTATTCTTTCGTCACCATTAACTACTCGTACCTTTCTGGCTATCTCACTCATGGCTTCGTTCTCAAACCTCATGTCCCGGTACTTGTAGATGTCACCATTGGACGGGTCAACTGCATACCATCCTACAGCGCATACTGTGTAGCCGGGGTCTAGAGCCATGTACTTGTTCCACCATCTAGGTATCTCGAAGTTGCCCTTAACCAGACAACCCTTCTGGTTTAGATCGCTGTCATAGTATTCATCCCTATAACATTTATACACTTTCCCTGTACGGACAGCGAACAAGCCTTTAATACGCATGTCACGTTCCGCTTCATCCTCGCCTATGCTCATATCATCCAGCCTCTTCAGAGCCTTCTGATCAAGATAGAAATTATCGTAACTGTTCAGAAGCCAGTATTCCACTTCAGGGTCGTTACGCTTGTTCTCAATAATTCTATCATAGAGATAGGACATTGCGCCAGACTGAGGCGTAGCAGAGATAACAGTGCTACCGACACCAGCACCCAAAGTACGAAACTCCATCTCTCTAAAAACGTCCTCATCTTCAGGCTCTTCGTCGAACCAGACTTCAGCCACATAGCGGCCTCTCTGTCTTTTGAATCCCTGCGTCCATGAGCGAAACTGTATTGTAACATCCCCTTCAGGTCGAGTCACTATCAGTTCATGTGTACTACCCGACCATCTAAGATGTTCGTCTAAGGGATATACCATGTTAGGAGGCATCCAGTAGAGCAATGCCTGTAACTGTACATCCCATGCGGTTTTAAAGTCTTCCGTCAACACCCACATCTGAAAGGGAGGCTTCGGTAATGAGGCAGGGTGTCTCCAAAAATGCTGACCCGTTGCAATCATTACCATCTCAGCCGCAGTAGAAAACGTCTTACTGCTTCTGTTTCCACCGAACAACGCTTTCATCTTCTTATAGGAAGAGTGAAACGGGATTGTATGCGGAAGACATAGAAGCGGATACATTGCGATTCTATTCTTCAACCAAGCTAAGTACAACATCCCTAGCATACGGTAACGTCTTTTAGTCATTCGCTTATCTTGCAGCAAACACTCGAAAGAAGAAAAGGCATTTGCGGCAGCGAAATCTATTTGCTTGTCTGCCATTAAATCCTCGCTTGCTGTCTCTGTGCCATCCTCGCCCTATAGCGCATAGGGTGTCCCATTCTGGACAACGACCCTTTCGCTTCCTCGTAAGTAAGTCCCGGCTTCATTTTACGCATGTCACGGAACCAAAGCAGGTATGCCCTCCACATTGCAGGATGCATGCCAACATTATCTACTACGTCTGTGGGAACCCAATCAATCCTTGATGGGTCAGCTTCGAACATTTCCTTACGGGACTTGCTCAGTTCAGCCTGAACCTGCTTGTCCCTGTTCTTCATCTTGATGGGCTTCTTTTCTTTCTTCTTCGTTTTCTGTTTTGCTAAAGCGGCTGTCAGTGCTTTCTCCTGCTCAAGTGTAACCTTGGTCAGATGCGACTTCAGCCCAAGTATAGCTATGATCTCTTTTGAAGGAACCTTAATTTCCTTCGACAACTCATGCACCCTCTTCGGCACATGTGTCTTCAACTCATTCCCGGCCTTATCTACGATAGTAGCCTGAGTCACCTTACGCTCCTTCTCAATCTCTTTCTTACGATTGGCTCTCAGTCTACTCTCTTCGATCATTACTACTTCTTCTGGATTAGGTACAACTACTCCGTGTCCTGTCTGTTCCTTGCGCTCTGCTACAACCCTCTCGTGATAGCCCTTCTGTTGGGCAAACTTATTCCACCTGTCCTTGTGGTCTACATCATCGTTCTCAGGGTCATGCTCCTGCAACTCAACTACACGCTCTTCTCTAGGTTCATTGTTGTCTGTCTCTTCGATGAACTCAGTAAACTCTTCTCGTTCTTCCTCTGCGAGTTCCAGAGCTTCATCATCGTCACCCATAGCGTCTTCTATTTCATCCAATCCAGAATCAATCCTTTGGTATTCTCTTTCGTACCGAGCTTCATCCTCATCTGCTGGTGATACAGCAGCAGCCTTCTCTAAGAAATCACTAGCCATCTTGCTTCTCCTTTAGTCTTTTTCGACTTCATATGCTTTCAGTTTCTGGTTTCTGACGGCCCATAGTAAGGACTCGTTTGTTACCAGCCGTTTTCCCTTGGTGAACTTTGTCACGATAACTCCCACTGACAGGTTCGCCTCAATCTCATCGTCAGTCATTTCAAGAGCCTCTGCTACCTCTGAGACTGTACTTCCCTCTTTAGGCAGCTTCTTGGCCCTCTCAATCTGCAACTTAATCTTCTGCTTTTTAGAACTCATATGGACATCCATTTCCTCTGCGTTATTAAAGATGTTCAGGTCAGGTTCATTCAAGGTCAGCTTTGTGTTCGACATCCTCACCTTCCTCCAATTCCTTATCAAAATCTCCATTCAAAAAATGCTTGGCTCCTTCTTTGATATCAGCCTGAGTAGTCCCTTCGACTTCAGCGACCCTTTTAACAACTTCTTCAAGTTCTTTAAAGTTCTTGGGGGATTCTATATTCTCCCCTCTTTGCATTCGCTGTTTGTTCATAAGGGCTTTTGTCAACGGCTCCATCAATCCATCGTCACGACAAGCTTCCCATCCGACTTGAAGCAAGGACATGTAATCAATATCTACATGTCCTTCCGTCTTCTCTTTTTCCAGCTTTCTATTGATAAGTCCTTGGATGAAGTTCAACTGAGGTACGTTCTTGAGGTTGCCTGTGGAAATAAGCTTGGCAGCTTCAAGAAGTTTCTTATCATCAAACTCTTCAAATAGTTTCGCCTCAAATGATTTCTTTCTCCTAGGTACAGCCATTGTATCTCCTTGTTAGCCTCTAAGTCCACATTTGCCAGCAGGGTTCCCTTTCGGGCTTGCACCACGATCACGAGGATCATACGCAGTATGTGAACCCTTCATCTTACGTTTTGCAGGGCCAGTATCTCTGGCGTTCCTCAAGGTCATGCTACCGTTGTTAGTTTCACTTGACTGTTCTTTCATTGTTATCTCCTTTGCAATACATGTACCCGAAATATCCGAGTGCCATAGCTATACTCCACACTCCTATATCCATAATTGATTTTACCCAATACAGATCACTAGGATGTGGGTCTATAAAAAATTCTTTTATTGTCAATACTCCAAGCACTACTGCTATTATAAGCCACCTAGTAAACCCTGCCGACACAAAGCCTATAATAAATCCACCTATGAAATGCAGCAAAGTGCGCCAAGCTAGCATATCAAAAAAAGCTTCCATTATATCATCCTTGTCGGGAATTCATCTTTCGTCAGATGTCGTATGCGTTTGTGATCTAAAAGGGAGGGAAGTATCTTCTCGTTCTTGGTATAGCCTTTTGGCAGTCGGGCTACAGCAAGTTCATTCCCACACATGATGCATGTCAAGTTATGTATCTCATTAATGCACATACAGTTAGCACACTGTTTCTTAATAGCCATTATTGTTTCCTCTTCGGTTTGCCCGTCCGTGAATCAATCGGGCCTTTGATCTTCTTTCTCCTGTGAGGTTTGCTCTTAGATGTAGAAGAAGTTTTCCGTCTTGTGCTTGGTCTAGGCATGCTACCTCCCGTCCCTAGCTCTGCCTGATGTTCCACTTCTAGGGTCAATATGGTTCATAGTCTTTCTCGCTTTACTGACAGCTTTCTTTCTCTGCTTAGTAGCAGACTTTGATTTAACGCTAGAAACTGTCTTGCCTTTCTTACTTACTCTTTTAGCCAATTCTTTAAGACCAGCCAAGACCCTAGGATTTGTTTTACCTTTCCTAGCTCTAGTGCTGTCTGACATCTCTCGTTCCATATCAGCCATTTCATCCATCATACTGCGACGTTTCTTTTTAGCCATTAGAGTTTCTCACTTTCTGGAATGTCTAGTCCCTTCCGTGTAAAGCTGTACCACTGCATCCATTTAATCCAGCATGTCTTACAGAAGTGATCGGGGTGGGTTTCTCCATGATTCACATTCTTCCTGACCTCTTCCTTCGTCTGGAAGTTATCAGAAGCTTTCCCACAGAACGAGTACTTGTCGTCGTAGTTCTCTCTTATATGTATTTTATCTAGCGTCATTCCTAGCCTCCACAGTTATTCCGAATGCGTCCAGCACATCCTGTATGTCTTTCCAACAGTCTACAATGATTTGGATTCTTGCATTGTTGTCTTTAGGCCATTCGTTCAGATGGCTAAGAGTTGTATTGTCTATATAGAATAAGCTCGCTACGCCCTTCCTATGGCTTCCACAGCCAGCCGTCACGCCACGTTTAACCTTCAGGGGTATAAAAGAGTTGACCATATCTGACACTACTTTAGCCAGAAGGTTCATTCTGGCATTATCATCCATCTCTCCGTGTTGCTCAAACAATGCACAGCATTCTCCCATATCTATCACGGTCTTGATCTCTTCCCGTATGGTGATGGGGAGAGCAGGGCTTCCTTTGTGCTTGATTAAGAAAGACTGTTCTTTCACTTCTTCTCCGTTTTCTTTGTGGGCTTTTTACAGTTCATAGTGCATTTGCCATCCCGGTGTATCAGTCCTCCACACTTGCAGAAGTCTACCGCTCCCGATTGCCAGATGGCTCCTTGTGATAGATTCCTTCGTTCCGTCATTAACATCCTCCCATAGCTGCTATGAATGTTATCACTACTGCTGCGAATCCTGCCAGCTTCCAATACCACTTCATCGGCTCTGCTCTATATGGGATAAGTTCTCCCTCTCGTCTTTGCATTTCAGCTTCAGTCAGATTTCTCAGTCGTTTGAGTTGTTGGGGTCTTGGCATTAAACTTCTCCTTAAATTCAGGACATTCAAAAACAGGTTGTACAGTGTTGAACTTCTTACACAGTTCAAAGTTCGCCTGTGCTATGTGACAATTCGTAATCTCAAACGGGTGGAAGTTCTCACAATCGAAACACAGGCAGCATTCCCTGTGAGTTCCCTTGAGTTCTTTCTTCACCCACACTTCTTTCTTGTGGTGTTCATACTTCTCATATTTTCCTTTGGCCTTTTCTTCTGCTTTAATCTTTTTTCCTCTGGTATCTATTGTCTCTACATATTCGGGGTAGAGTTCATACAGCATTCCTAAACGCTTCAAGTGCAGAAATTCATCATTCGTCAACTGCTGAAAATCTTTTCTTAATGGTGTTAATGCCATGAGTACCTCCCGTTTGGCTTCTGCCCTACATGAGCAGAGTTTTTTAATTCGGTTATCAATCATCCACAAGTTCTCTATCTTGCCTACTTCATACCATCCCTTGCCATTACACTTGAGACATTCTGCTACTTTGTGATTTATAAACCGCTCTACTACTTTCTGTCTATATACCTCATCCCACTTCTGCATTAAAGACTTCAAGTATCCCTCCCGGTTTCCATATCATGTACATGGATTGATCTCTGAATCTTACATACTCATCTATCAGGTCATTCACATCTACTTCGGGAACTGTCATGCTCCCTCCACAGGATAGACCTGCTCTCCGTCTTCATCATACAGTTTCACCCGGCATTTATCTTTCGGGGCTATGAATATATCCAGACAGCTTACCACTTCTACCAAGTCGGAGTCCTCTACCAGCTTCAGCAAAACTTCTTCGATAGACTTCATCTCATCTCCTGGTTAATGTGCCTTACAGTGACATATGTGTATAGCAATCTACTGGCCTGTAATATAACACATTTATGTCGATTTGTCAAGGAAAAAATTCACTCTAAGTACCTTTAACCTTGAAGGGGGTGGGGGGCGAAGACCCCCCTGTGTGCTTTCTCAAAGTCATTCTCAAAGTGGACATAGTGCTTTGATGGGGATGGAGTTATGGAGTTTTTTTAACGCTTGTGTACAGGGGTGTTTTAGAGAGATTGAGAATAAGAATGGGGTAGTTTGAGAATAAGATGTTGTAAAATGGATGAGATACGTGGGGGATATTACTTAAAGAGAACTGAAATAATGATAGGGGAGGGGTGGGGTCTACCCCTTATGATTGATACTAGGGGTATATCTTAGATGCTTCTGCTTTGATAGCCGTTGCTTCTGCTTAGATAGTTGTTGCTTATAGCTTTAGAAGCTTTTGGTTTTCGCTTTGATAGCATTTGCTTATGCCTTTCAAGTCTTACTTCTTTTAAGGACTTAGCTTGCTAAGTACTATAAAAGAAAAGACTTCCCCCTGATAGTGATTATCATTCTAATAGCTCTGTAACTCTTTATATATAGGTAGATAAAAGTCTTGCTTTATGGGTCTAAAGGTGTTAACTTGTCTCTGGTTGGACAAGTGTTTTACAATTCAAAAAGGCTAGATGCAGGATGCAGAAAGAATTTAAAAAATCTGCTGAATTTAGTACAAAAATATCTAAAAACGTACCACTGATATTTGTGGGACGTGATATAGAGAGAGATAAAGCTGTAAACCACTTATCCCTTAGTGACTGTAAGGGCAGTCATTACGGAGTTGATTATGGTTATGGTTGTCTCCCTACTGATTGCAGTTTAATCGTCCCTTGTGGTTGTCCTATGGACGTTACAAGGTATGATTTCGGCAAACAATCACAAGGGACACAGTTGAAAGGTTTTAAAATGTCTAAGCTGAATAGCAAGCTTCGCAGAGTTAACAAGATGAAAAGCACAGTAGAGCAGGGCATCAGTCTGGAAAAGGGAAGTCACGTTATTATCACTCAGGAACAAGGCGGGGATGGTTTTGTTAATTCTCCTACTGGCTCCTACGATGTTGACTTGTGGCATTTGTTGGCAGGTTCGGAACACAAAGGTGAGCCTTTTGTGTTCTTTACCGATGCTGACAAAATCGAATCCCTTACCCCTCTGGATAAAGTAGAGATAATGATGATAAAGCGGAGTATGGCTTTATTCATCGATATCTCTGGCGATGACCCTACCGAAGTGACTATCAACGATCTGTTCGATGCGGCGAGTCCTGAGCAGTTGCAACTGTTTCACAGCGACAAAGAAGCCAAAGCCTACAAAGATAGTGAGGGGCGCATTTATCCTTCGGCGGACAAGCTCTGTGAGCGTTACAACGACAAGAACAAGGCGCATGCAAGCTGGTTGGAGGATAACGAATTGCAACTGGCGTATCAACACGGTCAAACCTTGTGGCATTTGTTAGCCACAAAAGAGGGGTACAATTTCGCCAAGTACACGGATGGCACTGAGCGGATATTCAAACGTGGTATCAAGAATAATCTGTTTAGCGGAGACAATGCAATACTGGCGAAGTACTTCCAGCATGCAAAGCCGATTAAAGAAGGTGAACCTCTTGCAAAGGCTATCAGAACCGGAACGCACATTCGTAAGCAGAGCGTCAAGGTTGTTTGCCCTGATAGCTGCGAGGCTTTCAACAAGCTGTTAGCCAGTTAAGTAATTGCACCATCAACAGTTAACTGATACCCCTGTTACGAAAGTAACAGGGGTATCAGTGTTTATAAAACTAAATAAAAGAAGATAAAAAAGTCTTGTATAAATATAATGCAATGTAATGCAATATATGGCACGAACAGGGTGCTGTACTATTAGAAACCTAAGAGATAACCAAATGAGAGGATAATATGAGCAAGAAAGATATAGCTATTGAAGAATTACAAAGTGTTATAGAAAGTATGCATGATAGCTATATAAAAGGAAATTATATTTCACAGGATACAAAATTAAATATTATGACAAAAATAAGAATGGCAATCAATACTATAAAAGAAATGGAATTAGCAATAGATGATCACGAGCCTATGTTTAGGTTTTTTAGAGATTAACAAAGTTCTTTCCTATTTAGTTGGGAGGATAGCATGAACATTATTAAACAGATTCAAAGGAAGCAAGGTACAACTGGTTATTGGAGTCGAGATAAATGTCTATCACGAATAGGAGCGCACATTGTTAAAAAGGAGAAGAGTTTCAGAAGGATGGATGGCTGTACTTTTATTGGCAATCCTCTTCAACTCACGCAGGATGTGAGACAACATCATGCTGAAAAACTTATCTTTGCGGCTATGCTTTTGAAATGGCCCGGCAAGGAGATAGTTAAATGAAACTCGCTCAAAGATTTAGCTGTGTTATATTATTTCTTATTGCTGCTCAAGGATATATATACGCCAGTACTAACCTGCATGCTTTGGCGTTTGTGTGTCTTTGTATAATAGCAGTGGTATTATTCCGCAAAGCATAGGAGAGATTATGCGAGGGATATTGCCTGAAGCTGAAGCTAGAGATATATTCAAGAATAACTATATCACTGGCGATACAGAAATACAAATTGAATTAGACATCTTTCATGGTGGCATGCAGTGGTATCTTATCACTGGTAATGTGTGGCTTGCGGAAGATAAAAAGAATCCTCAACGGGGGTTCTTTAGCTTTGCATCTGAGTTGATCAATGAAATAGATGTAGCTAAACTTGACATATTGGAGAAAGCCAATGCTTAGTATTGCAATACTGATAGTAATCATTACAATTCTCTTTTACCTTATAACAAAGGATAAATTCGGATGGTAGACAAAGACGAGCAGTTGAAAATGACATCAGCAGAGATAGACGCTGTATTGGATGAATGCATTAAAAAGCTCAAAATGATTAAATGCGAGCTTAATAGCATAGCTGACTATCTCGAAGCTATCAATACCAGTGCGTTTATCGTATGGCCTGTTGGCAGAATGATCAAGTTAGCTGTTGTAAGAATAAGGCGGGAAGCTGACAGGTTATAATCTATTCCCCTCTCACTCTAGAATAATAGAGTGAGAGGGGTTTTCTTGTATCTTGATTAGAAAAGGATAGAAAACGAGGGCTATAATGGTAAACGGACACAACTATCCTTATGGACTTAAATGCGCTAAATGTGAAAAAGAATATACAAGTTACAATGATTGTGAATCTATCCTAAGAAAAGATAAATGTTGCAAATGTTCTAAAGGGGATAATGAATGAAAGCTATAAAAAGAAAACTATCAGATTTTATATGGAGCCGTGAGTGGATAACAGTAATTTCTGGAATCTGCATGATGTTATTTTTTATTGCAGCTTTTATAGTTATGACGTATCTCATCCTTGGCACAATTACTTTAGTCTTTGTTATTTTAGGATTATATCCTGAATCTATGCTCAACATGTTTTAAGGAGAAATGATGCCGCCATCTGAACCAATAGTATCTGTCATGCAGTTGGGACAGAAGAAAGCAGAATATGAGCTAGACCCTAGCAAGGTCTTATTCACATATATCTATGAGTATTGTATGATGGAGATGCGTTCTCCTGAATTGCTTATGGATATAGTAGAAGGAAGGAAGTTTATTATCTATAATGACAAGCAGATATCTTTGCTTCAATCTATGGGCAAGATGGCGTACATCTTTGATACAATTCTTATTACTCATACCCTATATATAGGGGGAAAGGTATTTAAGAAATGAGCTTCACTACATAGTAATAGCAATAACTTTACTCTAACCATTAGATAAGGGAGAAAGCAATGAAAAAGTTTAATTCGTTTGCAGCACTCCAAGCTTCTATTGACCCTGCTGCTGCAAAGAAAAATGTACGAGCAAAAGAAAAGAAACAAGAATTTTCCAAAGCTGCAATGCTGAAGAAGGTGCAGGAAGATGATTGTTGGGAACGATTTACTGCCGCTAAGAAACGTGGAAAGTATGACTATCTGGATGATGAATTGCTGAGAAGGCCAGAACTCTTTGCTTCTAATGTAACTGAAATATAAAAGCAATAAACTTGTCCTGCCTGAGTGGGGTAGACGTCAAACCACAATCGAAGACCAGTGAAATTCTGGTGGGGGGCAGGACAAGTTTATATTTTAGGGAGATCGATATGTATGATATGTACACTTTTCTAAAGGTAGGGGAAGTAGCCTACCAAATGCCAGCAATTGTAGTATCCTGTCTTTTTGTCTGTCTTTGTGTGTCTCTTATAACAACGAGGCGATAATGACAGACCCTCGTCTTGATCATTTTACGTTAATCATTGATGATAAAGCAGTTACGGTGGTAAGAGCAAAGCCAAAGGAAGGAGCTACTGTTTTCTTGCCCTTGTTAGATAATAACAAGGATACTGAACTGAGGCTGCAATTAATCTGTGACGCAATCAAAGAGGAATAGGATGAAAAAGCTTATTGTAGTTTGCCTACTGATATGGGTTCCTTTGTGGTGTATTCCTCCAAAGAGAACTATAATCTTTAAGCCAATAAAAAAGGAGAGGTTGATTGAATCAATTTGGCATCATATCGTAGAAACTAAACAAGATTCCTGCGTAGAAGTGATGAGAGAAATTATTAGTAGCAAAGGCATAGTTTATGTCAATGATCTCAAAGCTTCTATCAGGTTTCTAGTATCTGACTCTGTTATTATTGGTGATTCGATTACTATCATATTGGAGAGCAAATGAATAAGGCTACTCTTGTTACTGAAACTCCTGTTGCTGTAGACCGCAGAAGTACTGCCGATAAAGCACATGCCGCTATAGCGGAGTCGTTGATAAAGCAAAAGGTTTACAAGACTGAACGTATAGATATTTCCGAAAAGAAATATCCTTCTTTAACTGCTACTGCCAAAATAAAAGAAGGTTTTGAACTTTCTCTTATAAATTCACTTGAGCAGGGATTTAGCCCTGTTCTCATATGCCCTTCCCCTTCTTTCCCTTTTAAAAATATGAAAATGGGAAGAATTCCTCTCAGAAAATATAGTGATATCTCAACAGAAATGCAAAATAGTTATTTCAAAAGATATCCACACTTGAATGGAATAGGTAAAAATGCATTCTTTCTTTTGAGTACAAATGAGTTTATTGCCTTCTTGAATCTGAATGAGGCTTCTATGTTCAGACCATTTTCACAGGAAGCCTTTAATTTTGAATACATGACGACAGGAGTAAGGAAGAGAAAGAAGCAAGAGTATTCTTCCTCTCAGTATGAGAATAGCTACTTCTACTCTGCTCCTTATTCTTGCCTGTCCACTACTCCAAGAGTAGTATCTGCTTCCTCACATACCTCACATATGATGCATATGAAAAGAGAAGCACATTGTGAAGCTTTCAGAAAGAAATGGCTTAAAAACCAACATGTAGCTATGCTCTGTGGCATGGATATAATGGATTTACATTCAAATTGCTCTCATGGTTATGGAGGATATACCTTTGTAAAAAACAATGAGAGTATATCTATATTTGCCTTTTCTTTTGAAGCTACTTATGGGCATGGCATGTATAGAAATATCGCTCAATATATAGAAAGAGAGATAGATAGGCCAAGAATAGGAAAAGTAACTGTAAGATCAAAATCAAATCCAGATAAAATTCTCTTGGATTTGGATTTGTCTAAGCAAGCCGATGTAGAAAAATATGAAACTTTTAAACAATTGACTCATATCGTGCAAAGTCATGCCATACAAGATGGACTTAAACATCATTCTGCAAAGATTTCAATCAGGGCAGAAGAGAAAAGCAATACAGACGATGCTGTACCTTTTGTAAAGGAATTTGATTTTGAATTGGGAGGAATTGTTCCCAAAAAAGGAATATTTATTAACATAAAAAGAGAGCCATATACTCCAACTAGTAAAAACGCTCTTGCTTTTAAATACTTAGAGTGGGCTTTTGATGAAATCAATTCTATAATAGAAGCAGACCCATCGCTTCTGAATGAATTCACTAAAAAGAAGAAAGAAAAACGCCTTACTCCGAAACAAAAGATGGAAATAGCAAAGAAACAGTATGTAGATAATTGTTTAATCCAATTTCGAACAGAGAAAGATAAGTTAACCAAAACGGAAAAGAGTTTGAGAGAAAGACATGAACATCTTCTAACTCAACTTATGAAATCGTCTTCAGATATAGAAATAATTCATGACAAACAAGAGCAGATTGAAACTACTTTAGCTATCAAAACCTCCAACACGATAGAAAAACAATGGGAGAATCTACTTTCTTTATCAAAAGTAGATCAAGTGATATCTAATGAAAAGACTTCTACTCTGTATATAGGCACAAAGCCTTTATTTTGCAGAGACAGTCGATCAGGAATATTGCATCTGATAGGTAAAATTCAGATAACACTGCCAATGAATAAGAACATGTCATTCATCAAGTATAAGCCATTGGATGTACTTAATTGTTTAGGCAGAACTAAGAGAAGGCATATTGCTCCACATGTGCCTATTAGTGGTGGGCCTTGCTATGGTAATGTAGGAGCAGTACTGACTCAGCTTATAGGAGAGAATAGATATGCGGAAGCTGTGGGTAGGATTATATCTTACCTACAATCCGCTAATGTCAAAGATACATGGGGTAAAGGTGTCCATAGTTGGCCTTGGATTGATGAAAATAATAAAACTTTCATCAAAGGATTTGAAAAAGGAGCTACAGAAGGAGAGTTTGTTAAGTATTTGGCTGATAACAACTTTAATCTCAAGGAGGTTTTGCAAGGTAACTACTTCTATTATATGAGGCAACTCAGAATCCTTGAACCTAAATACTTGACCAAGTACTCTAAGAAAGTGCTTGGAGAATCAGAAGAAATGCTTATGACTCATGTAGGAGCGTAATTCTCTCTTAATAACTGTAGTGCCTATCCTTTTGAAAGGAATTGAAGCATGGTGAGAAAGAAACTAACGAAGAGCGAAAAAAATGCAAAGAAAGGCAAGAACAAGAAGAAAGAAGCAGAGAATAACTCTGGATATATAGAGACTAAGATCATCTCGGAAGATGGCAAGGAAAAGAAAATAAGTCTTTATAAGTCTGAAGTCTCAACTGACTTGGCCTTACCGTTCAGGACAGATAAGGGTAAGCCAGAATTCACTGTGAGCTTTAATCCAAAAATGATTATATCTCAAGAGGCTTTATCTAAACAACAGACTCTTGTCTCAATTGCAGGGCATGAGATAAGTTGGTTCGGAGCAGTCGAGAAAGTAAAGTCTGATGTGTTTCGATTGTACGATATATTTCTACCAGAGCAAAGAGTATCTGGTGGAGAGACTGATGCTTCCGGCAAGGGAATCAATCGCATAGTCACAGACTTACTGAAAAATATGACCCCAAAAGCAAATGCTATCAAGATTATAAGGGAATTGCGCTTTTGGGGGCATAGTCATGTAAATATGGGAGTTGAACCCTCTTCGCAGGATAATGCACAGATGAAGACCTTTGGACAAGGAGGGAAACTTGCTCCTTCTTATATGTTCAGGGGAATATTCAACAAGAATGGTAAAGTTATCATTGACATGTGGCATTATAAAAAGGGAATCATAATTAAGAATCTAAATTGGGTTCCCGAAGCCGTAGTCATGGACAATGACCCATTAATTCAGGAGTATCTGGAAAAAGTTCAGGTATTCAAAACGCATACAAATTCCTCTGATCGGAGGTCGGTTCGGCTTTCTACAGACACAGGGGTCGGGGCAGCAGACGTCGCATGGTGGGAAAGCCAGTACGGAACACAAGACCAGTTTGAATTCGGAATCGTTGATCGATCTTGACGAAGCCACAAGGTTTGCAGAAGAAGAGCAGGGAGAATACATAAAAGATATACTCATGGCGAATCTGCTGAAATATCCAAAAGACCTTTTCGCTATGGGGCTTCCTGCCTTCATTATAGAGAAACATATGACAGAGAGTAAGCAAGAGATATGTGATATAACTCCTGTCTATAGTAAAGAATCTGCTATATGTTACATGGACTCTCTTCCGTTATACAAATATTTAACCATGTACCTTTGCATTCCTCCCGATGAGTTTATGAATTACGGCTGTAGTCCTAAGTATTACAGGACAATTCTTGATCAATGGAAGGCCGGGGCGGAATCCTCTGAAGCATCAGTAACATTATAAGGAGCAATACGTTTGGACATAACTAGAAGTAATGATGTCTTTAATCCTACCAAGTTTAAAGACAATGTACATGTAGTAGGCGCAGGAGCTACTGGTGCGAGGGTAGCAATTAGTCTTATCAAGATGGGACTGCCTCCACAACAGCTTCATGTGTATGATTTTGATAAAGTAGAAAGGCATAATATAGGGAATCAGCCTTATACCAACAATGATATAGGAGAGTATAAGGTTGACGCTCTGAGTAAAATATGTGCCGATCTGGAACAAAAGAGGATTCACACTTACAACATGAGAGTGAATTCTGCTGAACACGACCCCAATACTTTTGATGGAGTAGTATTCCTTCTGACTGACTCTTTTGATTCGAGAAGGGATATATTCAGAAACATAATTCAAGAAGGGTTTGATACCAAGTGGGTAATCGAAACCCGAATGGACGTTCTACATGGGATTGTGTACTCTATTCCCATGACTATACCGAAGATAGTAGAGAAGTATGATGGAACGTTAGATGTAAAGGATGAGGATGTTCCCGCAAGTCCATGTGGGACTCCACTTTCAATAGGTAGTACAGCAGATATTTTGTCTGGATATGCTATCTGGTCATTCATCTATTGTGCTAATTTCTTGTACGGCACTACCAGAAAGGAGATACTGCCTAACGACAAACTGCCTGAAATTAACAAGTTGCAATTTTCGCTCCGTCCACATATTATCCTGACCTCAAAATACGGAGCATAAGTCAAGGTCAGATGTATGTACATTGTTGGATTAATGTAGTGCCGAAACATAACGAAAGGTTTAAACTATTATGGCAAAGATTACCCTGATCATGGTTCCCGGTGATGTGTTGGACGTTACTGTTGCTGAAGGAGCTTCCGTGGCTGATGTCCTGAAGAAAGGACAGCTTGAGGTTGACGGTCAGGATGTCCAGCTTAATGGTAACGATACCGATCTGGATGCCCCTGTCGAGGATGGGGATGCTATATCGGTAGCCGATGATGCCAAGGGCAATGCTGAACAGGTTGCTATCAAGGTATCGAAAGTGCCGGGGGACGGAACCACGGTCATGCTGCCCCTCGCTGGTGTAAAGGATGGAGCCTTTACAGTGGAGGATGTGGCGAAACTGGCGGAAGTTCGCGCAAAGGACATGGAAGGAATGAATGTCTGCGTGAACAACGAGGATTCCAAACTCTCTACCATAATCAAGGCAGGGGATGAAATCCTGTTCGCCTTCAATGCAAAAGGCAATAACTAACTAAGAAAGGCACATGCCTATAGCATGAGATAAAAGGGGAGCGTCCTCTACTTACTAGTAGTTGCTCACTTCTAGCTATATAACTGAACACCCACAAGTTTATGGTTATTCTTGTGTTATTCTTATTTGCACTCAGTTATTGGACGCTCCCCTTTTTAAAATATACCAAGCCAAGGACTTCATATGAAACCTGATTTAATAATCAAACAAGAAAAAGGTATGATCAGTCATATACAAACATCAGAGTTAATTAACTTTCTATATATGCTAAAGGAATCAGAAACACAAACAGATTATTATAAATTTGTAAAAACACGATTTATGGATGAGTTTGTGTTTCCAGAACAGATTTCAAAAGAGAATGCTGAAGAAGAGTTTGATTTATTTTCAGGAAGGAGAAACTAAATGGGAAAACACACACGGTACAGAGAGATTTCTGTAGAAGAGATTAAGAAATCCAGTACTGATTGGAAGACTATAGTAGGACTTTCTAATTACGAAGGCACATCTATTCAAGCAGTCTACGAAGAGATTAAAAAACATCCTGACAGATTCATTCTGCGTACTTTGGAAGGAAGTAAAGTCACTATCCTAGCTAGGATAGCACCTAAACAAATAGTTCCCGGTAACTTTAGCAGAGGCAAGGTTGCTCCTACTGTTCCGCCCAGCTTTCGAAAGTATGACACATGAATGTACTTCAGATATTAAACAGATATCATGTCAGGTATGAGCATAATCATCCTAACCAGACAGAAGGATGGGTAGGGGCATGGAGATGTCCCTATTGTCAAAAGCCTGACTATCATTTAGGGATTAACTTAAAGTCAGGTGGATTCAAGTGTTGGGTGTGTGGAGAGAAGGGCTGGATAGCTAAACTGATGGAAAAGTTTGGGGTAGCTGAAGATGAGCTACAATTAATTCGACAATCCTTTGAGCCATTCATCATATCAAGAGATGAGATCAAAAGCAAATACAATAAAGAAAGCAAAGAAAGGAGAACGGCTTTACGATTAATACCGGGAACACATCCTGTTCCACCTATGGCAATGGCAAAGCTTAAAGCTTATCTCGAACTAAGAAAGATTATTGAACCGGGAGATAATTTGGACGATACAATGATAGCAGTACACAGATATAACCTCTTCATTGGCACTGGGGCAAACTGGGAAGGAAGAATATCTGCTCCAATAGAGCAGTTCAAGGATGGACAAGTCATTGATGTTGGGGCAGTAGGAAGATCAACCAATGATGAGAAAAGAAAGTATCTATATGAAGAAGGAACTCAAATGACCAAAGGATTTATTGGTCTGTCTTTCCTTCATAAATATCTATTCACTAATCCAGAAACAGATGAATATTCTGAAGGCATCATTATTCCCATAGTAGAAGGAATGTTTGATGTTCTTTCTTTATGTGAGCCTTATGGAGATTCCCTTATTGATACTGTTGTATGTCCTCTTGGCATTGGCGGCAGTCATATGTCAGATCAGCAGCAGCTTCAGTTAGGCGTAATCATTACTGCTTTACTGGATACAAATCAGGGTAAGCGTTCCCCTATCTTTGTGCCTGTAGCTTTAGACAGGGATAAGTACGATGAGAATGTGAAGATAGTAAGCTCATTGAGATTGATTCTCCCTGACAAAGTTAAAGTGTTCCCTGTCAAGTGGCCTCAAGGAGTGCCAGACCCAAATGATTACATGACACACAACAAGGATGATGGGATTAGCTGTGCTTTACTCGACTTCTACGATGGATGGAAGGCAATTGAAGATGTTACCAAACTAGAAAGGTAGGCAGATGGACGAGGAAAAACTAAGAGCAGAGTTTACCCAAGTAATACTAGAAGCAGACTACAATCAAATGGCGATTGAAGATTTGGAAGAGATTGCTACACAAATTCAAATCATTCAAAACGTTAACCAACTGAAATGCACAGAAAAATATCAGGAGACTACCTAATTGTGAAAGCCCTCTTTACAGAGGCTCGCTTATTTATCGAAGAAAACTTTCCAAAATAGGAGACTGATTTGTTCTACCCTAAAATACAATCTCTTTGGAAAAGAGACATGAGCAAGAAGGGAATTATCATTCCCGGTGAACTTTCCATGCCTGAGTTTGGTTCCATTAATCATTGGAACGTTACCGAAAAGATTGACGGCATGAATGTCAGAGTTATATATGACCATAAAGAAGAGAAAGTCACATTTAATGGAAGGACTGACCGAGCGCAAATGCCTGTCAATCTGATGAAGTCTTTACATGCTCAGTTCAACTATCCTCACATGGCATCTCAGCTTGGATTGGATAAGCTTACCTTATTTGGAGAAGGATACGGAGCAGGGATACAGAAGGGGGGAGGATATATTAAGGAAGATCAAGACTTTATCCTCTTCGATGTGTATAATTGGAACCACGATTACTGGCTTCCGTGTGAAGATGTTATGACTATGGCTAAAACTCTGCACATAAAATGTGTGCCTTGGATTGGAGTCATGTCTACTGACGATGCAATAGAAGAGGCCAAATCTCTTTTCTGTAGCAGTATTTCTGAGGATAAGAATAAAAAAGCTGAAGGAATTGTAGCTACCAGTTGTCCTCATCTGTTTAATGCTAGAGGTCACAGGATTAGATGGAAACTCAAAGCCAAAGATTTTGAACATCTTGAACAAATGGAAGCTCAAGAAAGGAAAGAAAACAATAAACAGAATGAAGGACTAGTGGACGCTCTTCAATTATCGTAGTACCCCAACAACAAGGGAGTTACACCTATGCCTCCGTATGAAATCTGTCCCATCTGCAATACCAAGATTTACTTTGCCGATCCCTCATATCCGTTTGGCAAGATGAACATATGCCATGAATGTCATGCAGCTTTTACCAAAACAGCCAATGAAAGGAAAAATGCCAGTGCCGCTCATTTTAACAAGATACTGGCGAAGATGGAAAAGCAAACCATCTGCCAGACTCGACTGCTCTACTGTCCTGAGTGTGGCACTATCTTCTACTGCAATTCATCCGAAGCAGGAGATTTCTGTAAGGTGTGCTACAAGAGAGAGGGGGCTTATATCAAGATACTTGGCCTCAATCTCACTGAAGAGGCCACCCTCGCCCATCTGACAGACTCTATAAGGACACCACCTTCCGATGTTGTGGGAGTTCCGGCTGACTGTCCCCTGCTCCAAGCTATAGAAGCAGGATGCTACTAAACTATCTTGAACACGAGTACCAACTATAAAGAGCCTAACATGGCAGAATTCTTTTGTAACGCTCAAATAGTAATGACGATACTAGCTGGCATTGCTATTTTCATTGGCTTTGCCGTGATGTGTGAAACTGAAAGCTGGAAACTTGTGCCATTAATCCTGGCTATAGCCTTCTTCTGTCTGCTAATGGCAGTGGCAGCAGACAGCATTCAAGACAGAGTAGCAGATAGGGACGCCCTTGCTTCCAAAAACAAAGAGCTTATGCTAAAGATACAGGACATGGAAAAGGAGTTGAGCAAATACCCTGCTCCTGTCATTGTCGATACCTTCTACGTTTCTCCTGAAACAATTATCATCGTGGAAGAATAATTTTCTAGGAGACAATTTTGAACGAGAACCTTGATGCTGTTATGACCACACTTGAGGAGAGGATGTAGCTAGAACTCAGTTATAAAATAGTCTTTGATTTCCTGAATTGTACCTAGTTTTCCCATAGCTATGTGCAAAATGTCCTCGTCAATGGTATGTTCGTTGAGCATATCAATGACGAGGCATTTTTTTTCTTGTCCCTTCCGATGTATCCTGCCTATGGCCTGACTCCTTTTCTCTCCCGAATAATCCTGTGAATAGAAGATTATCGTATCAGCCACAGTAAAATTAACTCCCTCTCCAAACACATTAGGGGTAGTGACTACTACCTTTGGCATCTTATTCTTCTGTATCTTATCCCACTTCTTAGCCAAGTCTGCACTAGACTCTACATACTCCACTCCCTTCAGTCCCTTCAATGACTTCCTGATTATCTCCCTATCAGCATGGAACCGATGGTACACTATGATCTTACCACCCCTATGCCAGCACTCTTCCACTACCTTGCGAAGCTCTTTAGCTTTAGGAATATCGTTATAATATTCTGGCTCTTTCTTATCATCATATATAAAGCCATTACTTATCTGACTCATTTTAGATATGAGTTTGAGCATGGTATCAATCCGTACCTGTCCACCATGCATAAGCTTGACTAATCCCTCATGGGCTTCATCATACTTCTCTCTCTGCTCATTGCTTATGAGAGTATGCCTCTTCTCAAATACCAAGTCAGGTAGGTCAAAGCATTCCTCTTGAGCATAGGATAATACTATGTCGTCTATCTTATTAAGTATCTGCTTCCCTGCCCCTGCCTTCATCTTCCACTTGTGAAATGCCTCATAGAAATATTTATATCTGAACCCAAAGAAGTTCCTACCCAATCGTTGACCGCCATCAAGACAATATATCTGTGACCATAGGTTAAGATAGTTCTCCGAAGCTGGTGTGCCACTCATTACTATGGCTTTAGGAATCCGTACTGCAAGATTGCAACATGCTATCGTCTGATCTGTATCATGGTTCTTGATATGATGTGACTCGTCATACACTACAGCATCAAACCCTAAAGAATCTATAAAGTCTTCATCAATATATAGCAAAGACTTACCATTTACTACCTGCTTCTGTGTGAAAATACTCCTAGCTCCGCTATAAGTAAGTACCCACACACCTTCTTCTCTCCGGGTATCCCTCAGTGCCTTTTTCCTACGTTCGTTGCTCATATCTAAGATATGGACGTTATACGAGGTATGTTCTCGTGTCTGCTCTTCCCAAGTTTTCATGATGGAATAGTTAGGACATACCACTAAAATTCGTTTGGCCTTCCATATGTACTTAGATATGTACAGTGCTGTCAAGGACTTACCTACTCCAATGTCAAAGAACAAACCTACAGCATCACGGTCAATGGCGAATAGCATTGCCACTGACTGATGATGCATGGGCTTGGTAGTGAACCTCTTAGACATCTTGCCTAACAACTTGTCTGTATCCTCTGGACTCAGTGCCTTATAGTCATAACTACTAATCATCATCCCCCGCAAACGAAAATGGCACTGACCACTCTGACCATTGCCCTATGCCTAAGTTGTCGTATGCTCCACACCCTACACCATCAGCGAACCCTCTACCACCAGCTACGAACAGTCGCTTGAAGTGTCTGGCCTTGTCCTCTGCTGAACGGCAGATAGCTATACAGGCATCAGCATTAGCCGCTTTCCTAATGTCTTCCGCAAGGTTATTCATCTTGATGATTGGAGCTTCAATAGCTCCCCTCTGTACCTGCGAGACTGTGAACACCGTCATATTGTACTTGTCTGCTAACATCTTGTGAAGCATATAGGTTATGTTAAGCTGATCTCTTGTGTCCTTCCGTCCATCTATAGGCTTCATCAAGTCTGCATAATCTGTTATCACAATATCAAACTTAATGCCATGTGCTTGCTCATAATAAACTATCCTGTCTTCTATGTCAAGGATACTGGCTCCTGTGTATGGCGGGAACTTCTCAATCATTAGCTTTCCACCGTACTTGGACATCTTCTCTCTTGCCTTTGTCCACTCTGCCCTGTCATAGACTGATGGCATCTCCTTCTGTACTATGATAGGCCGCCTATGATCATCCTGCACTACCATTTCTATCTCTCTCTTAGATGGTGCGTTAACCAATCGCCCAAACATCTGATCATATCTTAACTGCATCTCTCCCTGTGGAACTTCAAAACTGGCATGGTACACGTTGAGGCCATGCATCAATGCTGTCTTAGCCATGTGCTGTAGACACCATGTCTTGCCCCCCTTGTATGGGCCAAACCAGCAGATGAAATTCTGTTTCTTGAACCCACCAATAAGCTTATCCAGTTCAAGATGTCCGGTTGGCATCATAAAGTCTTCCTCAAAATTCCTATCCAATGCTACGGAGAAATCTTCAAAGTAGTCCATTGCTCCCGATGATGTAGGCAGTACGGAGCGGAACGAACCAAGTGCTACTGACTTAGCTTCTTCTATCTTCCCATCGTTAGCCAAGTCTCTGATGCTGTCTATGTTACGGCAGAAGGTAAGGTCAACAAGTTCCTTGTTCAACCTATCCATGACATACTCTCGGTCATGTTCCGACATATCCTTAGTAGCCAACTGTTTAAGATACATCTTCAACAAATTAAATTCAGTCTCATCCATCTTAGCCTTACGGTCTTTAACCAACTCAATGAATACGTCCTTTGGCGCACGTTGGTACTTATCAAAGAAGTCATAACAGATTGTGACACAATGCTCTACTGCTGAACTGTCAAACACTCTTGCCGGGAGTATCTGCCTCACTGACTTGAGAAACTCATCATCATGAATGGCAGTGTACACGATGTAATCTGTTACGAATCCTGATAAGGCCAACCTCTTTTGTTCTGGCATTTACGCTCCTTTCACTTTTGCTTAGTCCGTGTCCTTTTGGTTTTCTTCTTCACTATTTTTCGGTGCTTCCTTGCTGTCTCGTTGCTTGCCTTTACTGTCTTTCTCGCTTGTCGCCTTGCTCTTAGCTTTGTCTCCCTGCCCTGCTTGCTTGCCGCTTGCTTTATTTCTCTTTGCGTTTTCATTCTGCACCTTACCTATCTTCTCATCCAGTGCAATAATCATTGAGGATATGTCTTCGAAGAATCCTTCCAATGCCTCACACAAATCAAACAACGCATCCAGAGCCATGCCCGATGAACTGTAAACATTCCCGGTGGACTGCGTGGTTGTTTTAATCTCTTCAAGTTTGTCAAAGATTTCAATCTTCTTCTCCTGTAGTTCCTCGCCAGCGATTGTAACTTCTTTGACTTCAGCAGGTTGAGCCTCTATTTTAGCGGCCTCTTCCTGTCGAGCTTTCTTCCGTGTCTCCTTCTTGATTCTGTCTCTTGCGGCTCCCATCTAAATCTCCTTTCGTGTTGGCATTTCTGTAGTTAGAAAGCATTAATCTCAATACGATTGCTGCTGTGATGTAACGTGGCTAACAAGATAACACACTTGCCTAGGTTTGTCAAGGTTTATTATTGACCTATATGTGATGCATTATAATGCACTGCCCTTTACGTAACTAAGATAAACCTTAAGAACCTATATACCTCTTTCGTATATACTTCGTATATACTCTATCGGTCTTTATTAATTAACTAAGTAACTAAGTTATAAGTAAGGGACACCACCCGAAAAAATAAACCTTGACAAACCCACCCGAATGTATTATACTATGCTCCCACTCAACCAACAAGGAGGAAACGTGGATAGTCAATTAGTAATCTGGTGTGAAAAGTGTAAGAACTACAGCTTAGTTTTCGACTCAATAGTTTACCCGGAAGCAAATGTTATTGGCAAGCTTGTGTACAAGTGTAGGACTAAGAAATGTGAAAGGCTATGGAGGGTAATGACAGAAGACCCCGACAACCATCCCTTGTTACACTCTGACTTGAGTTACCAAATTGTGAGTCAGTTTGTAGGAGGGTTGCCGTTTCGTTTATGTAGTGAGGAGCCTTCTGGCACGGAGACTGGACAGGTTGCCAGAGCAGTAGCTACTCTGCCTCATAACCTTCAGCAAGCAGAAACGATAATGAGGACAACTAGGCCAACAAGGAATATGAATGAGAGAGCCGCTAGAGCAAGAGAGGCTATTCCTCAACCTATTGCCCCGCTTGAATTTGGTACAGCATGGATGGACGAGACTGAAGAAGCTAGATCAGAACCTGCCGTATATGACACTGCGCGGGGGACGTTACGATGAAGTGTGCCTGTCACGAACAAGTAGATACGCTAATCAATCCTAGGATGCGACCACAAGGAAAGTTTGAAAAAGAAATCCTAGTGATAGGGCGAACTGTTCAACAGCAAGAGGATGCAACAGGTAGATTATTCTTGAGCAGTTCGGGACATATAGTGCGTAACTCGTTAAAGAAAGCAGGACTTGATGTAGCCACAGGCAGTAACATTCAGAAGCAGACAGATGTAGATGTGATGTTCCACAATTGGAGAAGAT